CTAAGTGAAGCATATAAAGATGATCTTAAAACCATTGTTAATGAAGCAGATGAATTAATAATGAGTCTTCCATATCATATAGACAATAATCATGTACTAAGAAAAAATAAAAATATCGATTTGGTTAAAGAAGATTACTTAATTAAAATGGTGTTTGGCAGATATGTTAAGTGGTATGTGGTTGTTGGTATTAATGAAGTGATGGACGAAGGTTTTAATAATCTTAAGCTAACGACATACAGTTTAGAATATGAATTAGCTAAGAAATCATTGAAAGGTTATAAGGCTGAGTCTAAAGGCGCTAGAACAGTTTTAAATGAAATTCTAAATGGAACTACGTGGTCACTTGGAGATGTTGATGTGGATTTTGAACTATCTAAAAGAAGTTTTGAATTCCTAGACAATAAAATTTTAGGATCTATCTATGATATTGCAAATACATATAACGCTATCGTTGAGTTTGATACTGACAGACAGACCGTAAATATGAAGAAACCTGAATCATTCGGTCAAGATAAAGGATTAACCTTTTCTTATGAAAGTCTTTTGAAGAGTTTCGACAAGGAATCTGACTCAAAAGAAATTGTCACAAGACTCACGCTTGAAGGTAAGGATGGTTTAACAATTAATAGCATTTCACCTACAGGCAGAGGACACCTCGAAGATTACTCATACTATATGTATCCATTTCAAAGAGATGAGAATAAAAATGTAGTAGAGCATAGTACATATATGTCCGATTCATTATGTAGCGCAATTTTAGATTATCAAGAACTAGTTGAAACCAATAAGAATCAATTTAAATTACTGAAAACTGCTAGAGATGGCTATAATACCGTGGTATCTAATAAGAATTCAGAGCTTGTTGATTTACAAAATGAGTTGAAGGCAGTATACAGCATCGTTGATAATTATCAGTTGAATACGAGTAAAATTCCAACAATGTTTTTTGAGAATGTTGGCTATAGCGGCTCTACACAAACGATTAACTTCAATGAACTTCAAACCATGTTTCCATATGCAGTGATGGTTAAAGTCTCAAATATTAATGGAGTTCAATTGTCCTTAAATGGAATTTCTAAATTTGTTCTTTCCAACACTTGGACAGTTCTGGGAAAGTTGAATGATCTTACCGCATCTAGTCTAATGATAACTGGTAATGGATCTGCTACGGTCAATATTCAAGTTACGGCAATTAATCAGAGTGAATACGATACACCAAATAATGATAGTGCAATCATTCAACGCTATTGTCCAAATAACAAACAGATGCAGATAGATAATAAGAATGCTGAAATCACAGAACAAACAGGCTACTTAAATTCCATTCTCGCTCAGATAAATACTCTTCAGTCCTTGCTATCCAGTGCTAGCAATTTTACTCCAGATCAATTGATTGAACTTCAACGATTTGTTAAGGAAAGTACTTATAAAAACGATACCTGTATTGATGCAGAAGATTTGCTCAAGGCAGGAGAAGAGAATTTTAATGAAGTAAAAGTACCTCAATTAACTATGGACATAGATGTTGTTAATTTCCTTAGTGTAATAGAAGAACAGTCAAAATGGGATAAACTAGTGATGGGGGATTATATTACTGTTAGGTATGAACGCATTGGTGTTAAAGTAAAAGCAAAAATAATTGAGATTCATTATGATTTTGAAGGTGAAAAAATATCTTTAACATTAGCAAATGTCCGCAACAATAAAGACGCTGATACAAGGATGTCTAATTATTTAAAAAAGTATTCGAATACTTCAACTACCATAGACGCAAATAAAAAGGATTGGCTTAAATCTGTAACCGATGTTTCTGATATGAGCATTCTTTTTGATCAGTTTTGGGATAAAGTTACAAACACAATTAATATGAGTGTTAATAATACAGTTGAGATAAGTAATCGCGGGATTTTGATTTATGATCCCAATGATCCCATGAGATTCCTAAAAATGGTTTCTGGAGCAATTGGCCTCACAAAATCAGGTGGGCAGCGATTTGAAACCGCCCTAACAAGTGATGGGATTGTGGCAGAAGCACTATACGGAAAGGTTGTCCTTTCGCAAAGGGTTGTTGTTGGTGATGCAGATGGCGTATGGCTAATGGAAGGCCCTAAAACAACGATCACAGATAGATGCGGCAGAGTAGCAATGAAATTGGGATTGTACGAGGAAGCTCCTGACTTGTATGGTATGGTTATTAATCGATATGATGGATATGATATCAACTCAACCTTGATCAATAAAGTAATAGCCAACAGCGAAGACGGATTCAAGATTCAACGCTGGAACGGGTACTCTTTTGATAATATCTTCTTAGTTGATACAAACGGGAACTTGTTCAGCGAGAATATGACAGCGAAATCCTTGAAAATCATTGATAAAGATAACGGTTTGTTGTTGAACGGCTACACCAAGGAAATGAATATTGGGAAATTTGAAAATATCATTACTGACGGTAAATTAACTGGTATAGAAAAGCTTCAAGTATTAGGCGAACGGACAAGAATAATGTCGGAATACGTGAAGTTGTTGCAACAAGCAAATGACTATAAGACCACTACAAGAGACGATACAGTTAGAATTGATATTCCTCCTTTCACGGCTGCTTATAATGCTCTCATTGCCTATTTGGAACCTCTCTTATCCAACATGACAATAACATCTGATATTAATCGAGATGAATTTATTTTGAAGTTCAAATCCTATTTTGATAGTGTTGTTGCTATCGTGAATTCGATTAATGATTCGATTAGATACTCGTCTGTGCAACTTGGTTTGCTTTACAACGGAACCATCATAGACAGCCTGAATGGGATTACCGTAACCAGATCAGACACAATGTATCGCTCTTTGATGAATGCCACAAGAGGTTTTTATATTCAGAAAAATACTAATACTGCTGAAAATCCTATTTGGAAAGATCAGTTCTGGGCTGATACTCAAGGCATTGTTCATGCTGAAGGTATTAAGATCAATAGTTCTTTCTTCACAGACGGTGATATAACGGGCGGTAATATCTATGGTTCATCTATTACGCTTCGTGATGCTATTGGTGGAGTAATGAAACTATTCCCCTCTACCGGATTCTGGGCTGGTTCAGAAAATGCAGAAGATGCTCCAAGTTGGATTAAACCTGACGGAACATCTATTTTTAAAAAGTTGGTCGTAACCAATGGTAAAAACGAACTTATGATAGATAGTGAAAATAAATATATTGATTTCGGACTTTGGGACCTTAAAGGAATTGCCAGTTTAGACGCTCAATTAATATCTGCGGTTATGGTTAGTGCTGATTTAGGTTATATTTCTGATATTATTGCCAAGTCATTGTCCACTATGGACAGAACAGCAATTTCAGGATGGAGTAACTTCATTGAGATTAAAGATAAAACTGTTCAATGGATTACAGGACACGTTACCCAAGGGGAACATATTAGTGTTGATGGCAAACCTATGTATTGGGTGAATTCGTCGCAAACTGGACTAATGACGAATGAGGCTACCTCTTGGCCTGTTTATAAGTATGGCGCAGATGATAATAACAAAAAAATTAAAATGCAAGCAGGATTCAAGGGTGAAGGAGCCTCTGCAACACCTTATTGGCGAATGGGTGAAGGAGATAACGGAATAGGAAATAGTGCTATTTATGTGATGGACAAATATAACGGGGGGCTAAAGCAAAGATATGGTAGCAGCAACTATGATAAAGAAAGAAGTATCGATTTACGGGATGATGGAGTGTACGTTAATTCGGAAGGCGAAGTAATTGGATTCAAATCCAAAGACTTTAATGTTTACGCTGACCAGGGAGCTGTCAAACTAGCTCTTTCAAATGGGTCATATTTTGAACTTTCTCCAACTACAGGATTAACTGGAAATATTGTAGGTCCAGTTAATCTAACTTCTTCTGGTCCCATGAATCTTAAAGCTCCATCATTCAACATTGATAACTAAAATCTAATCAACAATAAACCGATATATATGGTATATACTGTAATCAAGCATATGCCATATATAAAATCGGGAGGTACACAACTTTGAAGAAAATTTCTACATTTACTATTGGACTGTTAACAGGAGTAGCAGTTACTGTTTCTGGTGTAGCAGGGGCGGCAACCTATCTCAAGGCGACACCAAAAACAGTAAAAATTGTGGTGGGTAGTAATCAAAAATCAGTCGAGGCAATGAACGTAAATGATAAACTTTATGTCCCTGTTCGTGACGCTGGTAGCTCATTCGGGTATTCAGTAAGCGGAGTAACGTCTTCTACTGTTACATTTGCTGAAGGAGTAGCCATCAATACGATGGGTACTGGAACGAGTACAGGAAGTACAGCAACAACTAATGCAGGAGGGGAATATGTGCAAGGATTGCATGACAAATATTCAACGGACGGTAAATTAGATGCAAAGAAAGTTAAGGCAGGAATAGCAGCAGGAGAAATTTCGGTGAACTCCATTGATAAAGAAACGGGTAACTCAATTCTTCATTTTGTGATTTTGGAAAACAACTTTGCAGTATACAGTGCGATTAAGGTAAATGCATTGAATCCAAATCTTGTTAATAGTGAGGGGCAAACACCTTTAATTTTAAGTGTAATTAATAAGAATGCGTTTTATCTTGGAGAATTGACAAATGCATATAAATCAGATGCTTCGATTGTAGATTCTCATGGGAAGAGGGCTATTGACTACACAGAGCCAAACTCTTCTGAAAATTCGAGACTCATTTTTTACACAATGTAAATTAGATTCATACAATCATCAAAGCCTACATGCTCTAAATATCCACTCACATTCAAGCCAATACGATTATGTACTGGCTTTTTTTGATGGTCAATTTTCACATAAATATAGCTTTTATCATATATAAGTAGGACTTTTACCTGATAAAAGTCGATTTTAGTTGTTTATATATGGTAATAGTTATGTTATACTTGAATCACACCAGAGTCCCTCACTGCGGTTCTCGCGGCACTATTGATAAGAGTATAAACCCAGGTCAGAGGGCATAACTATAACCAAGTAAATAAATACTTGGAGGTGTATAACATGAAACACGAACATGAGGAGGAACAAGATATGAGCACTGTTCAGGAACGTCTTGATTCGGCCAATAACAAGGTCGATTCTGTGATTGATGATATCTGGGCGCGATCTGAAGCCAACCTTAAGAGGTTAGAAGAAGATTATAAAAAACGCACAGAGGGGAGAAAAGTGGATTAATTGCTAATAGCGGTTTTTCCGAAAAAATGAATCATAATCGTGGAGATATTTATACAGCGTTATATCCTTTTGATGATATGGATAAAGAAAAATTGAGACCTTCTTTAATATTTGATACCAGGGATCAATACTCCATCGTTATAAAGTTAACCTCACATGAGGAAAGAAGTAATGACGATGGAGATATTGAAATTAAATACTGGGAAGAGGCTGGACTTGATTTCCCTTCCGTGGCAAGGTGTTCTGATAGCATTCCTTTACATCATGACAAGATTAAAAAATTTATCGGCGTTCTACATAAGGAAGATATGATAAATGTGCTTGAAAAAATGTACTCATCAAAGTAATTACATAATGAAAAATAGATAAAGTTATCCTTTATCAAATGGGCATATATAAGAAGAATGGTGTAATTTCAGATAAAGAAATCAGTTAAAAAATAACCCCGATACATTTCCTAAATGGAGATATATCGGGGTTATTTTTTAACTAAAATACAAATAAATGTCGGAATAAATAGAAATTGCAACATTTAAAATAAACATATAAATAAATCATATTCCGACTTGTATAAAACTATACAATTGTGTATACTATAAACATAGAAGATAAATATATAGATATAGATTACATTAATAAACAAAAATGGAGTGTGGTACATATGAGTCTGGTTATGGAAAGAGGGGTTGCCGCAAATAAAATTGTTCATAAAGATGAAATATGGCTTGCCGATTTGGGCAAATCAAGCAGTTCGGTTCAAGGTGGAGTGAGACCAGTACTTGTAATCAGTAATAATATTGGTAATAAATACTCCCCAAATGTTACGGTTGTTCCTATAACCAGCAGCACAATAAAAAGACAATTGCCAACTCATGTGAAAATAGTTGCTGAAGAAGTTGGGTTTTTGAAGGACAGTATAGCTATGTTTGAATCAAAAGTTACAATAGATAAAGAAAGTGGGCTAATTCATAAAATTATGGATATACCATCATCTTATTATGGGAAAATGGATAAAGCATCAGCAGAAGCAGAGAAAAGACTGATTTGACATAGGGAAACGGGGATTAGAATGCATATTAATTGGGATGAAGTTCAATGGGAAATGACTGATGAACAAATTGAAGAGGGTATGAGAGTCGCAGAACTTAAGCGATCAGTAAATGTAATGTCTGATATGGGCTTACCCGAATCATTAATTTTTAGCGCCTATGAACATGAAGAAGGTAAATTGGAACTATCTGAGGTTCACTTGTGGTATATGCAATTTGCATATGAATACCATCATTTAAACCATTCTGATCTGGTTAAGATGCTATTGATGAGAGAGATGCGTAAACTAGAAGAAGATAGAATAGTTTTAATTAAGAAATATGGAAGTGAATTGCGTTTATTAAAGTAAACATATAAAAAAGTATTGACTTATAATCTTAGCTGTTGTATATTTAAACGTGAGAGGAGGTGAAGAGGAAGAAAGATGAACAACACAGATTTGGAAGAGGCGCTATATGTAATAAGCAAAGCGGCAAAAAGATTAAAACACATTAGATATAAAACTGGTTACAGTAAGAGTAAATGCAGAACAGATAAACTATTTAGGAAACAAGAGTCATTATATGATTTAAAGAAACAAATTACCAACAAAGCTTTGCAAGATGGGATAGCCAATAAAACAGGGATACATAAGCTGAAAAAGAGTAACGGCGAAGACATTAACTTTATGTTTGTGCGGTTCACTAATAGAACTTTCCATATTCCTGTTAAACCCTGTGAATGTAATAATATGATTGATTTAGGAGAACTACAGTTCCGCAAGTACGAATTAATCGATCGTGAAAACAGTCTTTCTACCATTAAGGCAAAAACTATCTTGAATGAATATTTGTTTTAAAAGTAAATATATTAATAAAAATAAGATGAGAGAAAGATAGAAAGCAATGTTTACGTACAATATTGGTTTTTTCACTGACACAACCACATATAAAGAAGAAAGATTAATTAATGATACAAGGTTTAATAGCCACAACTATCAAAATATTTTAATCAAGGCGCATGAATCAGTGGGAATTATATCTGATTTAAGTGAAAAAAGATTAAAGATACTTGAATTTTTTCAAGAGAATCATGGATTTAGTCAATTTATAAAATAAATATATATTAATTAATATTAATAAAAATAATGATCCACAAAAGGGAGAAACATAAAAATGGGAAATTTTCAAAATATGAAAGATGAGCCGATGGATTTGCTCGATGAGTTGCTTAAAGAAGAAAGTCAACACAACAAAGTATTTGCACAGCATGATCTTATGTTGCAGTTTATTCTAGACTACCAAGATGAATTTCTTGAGCATCTAAATGATACTGTTGAAGTCCTAAATGATTGTGAATACTTTAATATTTTACCTTATGCAGAAAAGATGCGTGATGAATTCGCCAGCTTAGCAGAAGATCGAAAAGACTTTAATAATATGCTTGCCGATGTTATGAAGAAAACAAAACTACCGAAAGAAGGACACAATCTGTGAAAGTAAATCTATGTTGTGACTGTTTGGCAATTAATGAGCATGGAATTAATACTTGTCCTAAGTGTGGTGGTGACTCGTGTTGGTGTGAAGGTTGTCAGAAGACAGCAAACTTATTACTCGAAGGAGTAAGAGACTATAAAAAGCTAGACCTTAAATCACCAATAGAACAGTGGAATTCTGTAACGGGCATCCGTAGTAACAATGTTTAAATTAAAAATATGTATATAAAATAAAAACAAAAAGGGTGATTGATTTGAAATATGATTTCGATAAAAAGATTAGCAATTATTTTGACATTGAGGTGGCTAAACTTACACTAGCGATTAGAGAAAGAGAAGCCATTGATCGCATTGAATTGACTGGACTAGTAAGCGGAATGTTTGCAAAAGGTATGGCTGTTATTCTTCAGGAGTATCATCAAGAACTAATTAAAGAGATTCCGGAGATAGCAGCTAAAAATATCATGAAGTTTTAAAATAAGGGTTTCATTATAAGGAGTATTTTCGCTATGCATATGTATAAAGGCTTTAGAATTGAAGTTTTTAAAAATAGTGATAGAGAATATCCATTCATTGCTAGTTGTTACATTGGAAATGAATTAGTCAACAAGAAAGGTTATGATGAGGAACAAGCGATTAAACTTGTTGAAGCTGTTATAAATTTTACTTTATTAATGATAGAGAGAAAAGGTTTCAATAATAATCAGTAAAACAAGCATTTGATAAAAATAGAAACACATAAAAGGGGTTAAATGAAAATGGAGAAAAGATTCGGCATATTGAAATACTCTACTCTAACACTTGGATTAATCAATTTTTACATGGCAGTAGATGGCTTTATTAATACTTTAATTTTAAATAAGCAAGCTTCATTATTTGGAACACTCATTCTAGCATTTTATACTGTCTGTGCAGTATATTTCTTGAGAAGCTATATCAAATTTGCAACGGCGATAAGCGATTATAAAATTATTGAATCCAATAACATGGTGCTTGATTCAATGAAAACAGTAAATACAGTTGCAGAAAGATATAAAGATTCATATCTGGATGCACATCAAGCATGGACTCATAATCAAGATATGGCTGACATTCTTATTAATATTATAACAACCAATGGAATGGAAGATAAAATCATTGAATTGGTTAAACAAGAAATGGAGCTAGCGCGCGAAGATGATTTTGCTTGTTATGCCGAAGAAGCCTATAAGGAACTAATTATTGAAATGCAAACACGATGGGACTTTATGAATGATAAGGTTTAATCCATTCTACATCAACAAAGAGCTATTTCATACGGTCAATAATGTGGATGATTTAGATAATCTATATCAACAAAACAATGATTATTTGGATTCAATACATAGGTACACTCGTTCTCCTGCTGAATTTGTGAAAGATATTTACTCTTGTGAAGAGAAGTATAAACAACTGATTATACAGTTCTTAGAGCAATATTATGAACCTGAAGAAGTTATTCCAATGCTGGGCGATATTACGTTCTTCACATTAACACCTATACAAAAATACATATCAAGATTCAGGGTTCCAAAAGATGGAGACTATTCAGCAGTTATTGAAGAATGTATGTTTGAGAATGACATAGGTGTATCGTGTAAGAGGTACTATGTGAGTCTGTATTCAATCAATGGGCAAAGCAAGTCTTGTTGTATGAACAACGAGCACGGAGATGATTTTAATCGTTGTGTGGCCTTGATTCGGCGTAACATTGGTTCACGTATGGAATACAGTATTAAGTGGTTGAAGGCTGATTAAACGTGTTGCCGAGTAACATGATATACAATCACCACTTTGAAAGGAGGTGAGATATCTGGAAGTTGTACAAATGTTAATGCTTGTTTTCTATAACGAAAAGAATGAAGTCGTTGGTAATTTTGGTTCATTCGACAAACATCCCAAGATTGAAAAAATTCAGAGTATTATTGATAGTTTGGAAGAGGAAGCAGTGAGGGAAGCTGCCTATTGTAAGGTTGAGGAAAGATTTTATTTGGTTAATAAGTAAAAATACATACTAAAAGGATGGATGATGAATTGAATAAACCGACAGTAGAAAGTGTTGAACTATTGTATATTGACAGACGTAAAGAATTTGCGCTCGTTCTCAATGTCGATGCAATTACTCACATGCAGCATGTACTAATTGAAAATGGAATCAACAAATTTCTACTTGCAGCGAGAGGGAAAGATATTGCGAATCAAGTAGGAGTGGAGTTTATCAATAAAACAAAAGAAGATATCACAATTTCGGGGGGGGGGGTGACATGTGAGCAGATAAAGGCACTTGGTGAAAATCAAAGAATCATAGCGGATAATTGTATTATTTACAAGAGTCCTATGCCAGAAAATTATTACTTTACATATGTAGATGGATGTCCTTCTGTTTGTGATACGGCTGAAGAAATTTCTGAGGCTGTTAATACGTTGAATGGGATTAATACTAATAACTAAAGGAGAATGTGAACGATGAATAAATACCCAAAACATGATGAGATTGATTTCTATGCTGCTTTTGAAAAGGACGGAAAATATAAAGTAGGTATCTTCTATGAAGGATCAATTGATCCATATCATACCTTTGAACCTTGTTTTAAAAGTTTAGAAGATGCAGATGTTGCAGCAAGTTATTTTCACGATGCATACAAAATAGGGTTCACGGAAGGCTATGTTAGTGCTTATACTGGTTGAAATCAATAAAAGGTAAGTTTTATCAGAGTTAACCTCGATTCAAATTTGAATTCGGCTTTAAAACTAAAATACATATATAAAAGGATGATGTAAATGTTTTATTATGAACTTTGTTTTGAAAAATCGTGTGTTCGTCACAATAGTATTATTTTGGCTCACGAATCTGACCATACAAACGAGCTAAATAATTTCATTCAAGAAGCATGCAACAATATTAAGGTGGATGCAACTTTACCAGATAGAACTTTTAAGATTGCAAAATATCTTATTGAAAACAAAGGATTTAAACGTTTCTCCACTGATGCTTACACAAATGTAGATTATTTCATTGAGCGAGTGGCGGAAGATAGCACAAGTACTCTGTGAGATATTTAAAAACTACGTTTGCGCACAATGATAGGACTTTCGTTGCAACAGTCAAAGAGTTTGATCACACGCCTGATAATACATATGAGATTGAACTGTATGAGTTACAGAAGGGTGAATACAAATTTGTATGGTTAAATCTCAACACCGTGTATTCTCTCCGTGATTGTGCAACTTGGATTCGGTATAAGTTGAATGCTAAAAACAAGAGGATTAAATGGGAAGAAATTAGCAAAGAAGAATGTCATGAGATTTTTGATAAAAGTGACTATCAGGACTGGAGTTTGTTGAGTGAACGATAAAACAGGCCATTACCACCGACCTGTAAGGATACAAAGTTTAGCTTAGGAGGCTCATGAGTAAACTTAGGGCAATCGCTTATTACTTTGGTTCATGATGCACCAGACATATAATAAATATAAAAGGGTGGATAGCTATGACAAGTTAATTGCTAGAGCGTCAGAAAGTTAGTATGAAGTGGTTGTGTCAAGATTGTCTTGCTGTAACTGAGTCTGAGAGTGAACCCGTTTGCAGTACTTGCAGCGGAGAAACCTGTAATTGTTTTAGTTGTATGCGCACACTTGATCTTTTGGAGAATGGTATTAGGAATTATAAAGAACTTGGCCTAAAAACACCTATTAAGGGATGGACAGTGAATGGTTGTTATTAATGCATCATGCTTGAGATTTTCGCTTCATAACGAAAAAGTATTTACAGTTGAAGGGGAGAACCATTGTGCGCAAGTTATCAATATGGACAAAAATGTCCTTTAAGGACATCAGTTGTTCCTTTTAAAAGGAAAAACCTTTTCGCCTTCGTGGGCGTAAAGTTAACGTTCACCTTTAAAGGGGAGTGTTAAAACTCGCTTTAAACGAGTTACAAATCGGTATTACCGAGTTACAGCAAGTATAAATCGTTTTACAAGGTGGATAGAATTCCACGTTGCAAATTAGCAAGTTCTTATAGGGCATCATTGAAAATTCAAAACGCAGATTTGCGTTCTGATACTCAGAGGTTATTTGCCGTTGAGTTGTTCGCTCCTCAATTCTGAGGAACCATTTTGACTACCCGTTTTTGGGGAGTGAGATTCACGATAAAAGACTAATTTAATCAAGAGATGATTAATAAATGAATAAAGACATTAACATGAACCAATTTAAGGCTTAACCATAAGAATGAAAGATGACTGAGCTACATTGAGTCACGGTAGGCCACGATGTGGCTCAATGTGCTTGCTTATCTTATTGTTATCACACATCAATATAAAACAAACATATAAAAAGGAGAAAATAAAAATGAAGAATAGCAGAGTATCTGTTACACCAGAAGTATTGGCACGATTTAATAAACAAAACCCAGAGATAATGGATGCCATAGAGATAGAAAATGGAGTTATGTATCTATATTCTGCAATATTGGACGAACTATACATTCCATATATCTATTCTGATGATATGACCGTTGCTCGTCCGAAGGAAGTACTGAGAATAATTACAGAGAATTCAATTGAGTTGAAAAATCATTTTGATCTTTTTAAAAGAATGTTAACCGAAATAAGTGATCATTTTTATTTTCAAGATGTAGCACCGGATAATAAATATGCCGAATTACAAACGCCATCGATAGTAATTGAGTTCTCGGTTAAAAATTGTGAACAAGATACTGATGCAGATTTTATTATCAATAATACTCAAGATTTTAATTACGACTATTTTCAGTTGAAAAAAGCAGGTCTCAAAGCACAAAAGAAGATAGTGGAAATAACAGAAGAAGATGAAATTTAATCGTTCAAAAGATGTCTTATAAAGTTGAAATACTAATAAAATACAACTTTTCCATCTGGGTACTCGTTGGAACACACTCTTAAATCAAAAAAGACAGGAGTAATTAAATGAAAGATAAAATTAAATTTTCAATGAATCTACATGGCGCACTTTACATTGACATCAAATCTAAGGCAAAGGAATTTTTGAATAAAGGGATAGAGAAAGGAGAGTTTGTCAGCGTTGATGAATTTAATTGCAGATATTTGTTCGAATTGATTTTGATTGAGGTGGCGAAAAAACGTAAACTTACTGTGATTATTGGAAAAGACTCTGAAAGAATTGCGCAACTTCAAACTAAACATAAGTATGCACACATATATAATCCTGTTGAATTTGCGAAATCTAGTCCCAATAGACCCAACGAGATTATTGTATCTGATAACATATCAATTGAAAATCTGCGCGGTTTAGAAAATGATGTTATTGTTGGTGGATTCTATAATTCAAAACGCAATAAGTTGTAGGTTTTATAAAGTAAATATAATAATAAAAGGAATGATGGAATAATGAAATTTGAGGTTGAACCATATACAACTGTTACTGTTTCAATTGGAAATGAAGATGATGTAATTACAAAGCTACACGAAATAATTAATTTTCCTGTTTCTCCATCATACTATTGTCAACTAGAACTCTTTTATGATGCGATTGTACATAAGTGGAGATATTTACTTTACAGCAATTTTGAAACAAAAAAAGATTTATGCAGGGGAATTCTTTCTGATGATCAGTTCAATCTTATATTTAGCGAAATTCAATTATACGGAGATATCACGACAAGGGAAGAAAGAGAGTATGAGTTGATTCTGGATGGGCTTACAGACATTATACAAGACGATTACACAATGATTATCAAGACAGAGAGTGCAATACATGAATTGGTTCAGGAAGGGCTTATACGGGCTAAGACAGCGGATAGCGTGATTAGTGCGTTGGGCAGTAGGAATGAATATTGATGGAGGTAAAAGAGGTAGAAGTTATTGATAATGAAAATACATAGGGGTTATTGAGGTGAAAAATGAGTCAATCAATTTTAGATAAGAAGGTTGTGAAACGTCTAAGGAACTTGCCTGAACCAATGGAGCCTAAAGACATTCAGGAGTTTTTAGGATTAAGCAAGAATTCTACATATAATTTAATTGAAGAAAAACAATTTCATAGTGTTAGAGTAGGGAAGCTGTGGAAGATACCTAAAAGAACATTTGTAAAATGGTATTTAGGTAATTGAGAAAGGGGGCTAATTTATGCCCCCTATTTTTATAACTAGTGAAAGTATTAGTCATTATCAGAATCTGTAAATTTAAACATGAATGGTATATAATAAGAGTGAGATATGTTTAAAACTTTCTACCCTCTTATTAATTTTATAGGAGGAAATCACATGCCAGTATATAAAGACGATTCTAAAAAGAAAAACAAGTGGTGGTATGAGTTTGAAGCTGGAAAAGATCCAATAACTAATAAACGCAAACCTATTAGAAAGAAGGGTTTTGCAACTGAAGAAGATGCCTTGAAAGCAATGACTAAAGCAATGAATGAATACTTTGAAGGTAACTATATTGAGCCTAGTAAGACTAGATTCATTGATTACTTGCTTAACACATGGTTCCCTGCAAAAAAGCTAGCTCCTGAGACGAAAAAGATGTATTTAAGTCATATTAACAATCACATTAAATCTTCTATCAGTGGTCCACAAGAATTAGGTAAGTTGAATTCAATTCATATCCAGCAGTCAATTGTACAATTTCGGGAGAAAGGCTTAGAGGAAAGTACAGTAAAAAAGATTTATAATATCATTAATACATCTCTAAACGATGCTCTTATCAAGTTGAGAATTATTAAGGAAAACCCTGCATTGTACATTATTGACAAGCCCAAAATCGCAAAGAAAGAGATTGTTGTTTGGGATGCCGATCAAGCTAGAAAGTTCATTCATGAGTCAACCGATATGAGTCGTTACAGCTTCTGTTTTAAGCTGGCACTTGCAACTGGAATGCGTCAAGGAGAGCTGCTCGGTCTTCGTTGGAAAGACGTAGATTTCACAAACAGCACTATTCGAGTGACACAAACACTTTCACATGACGGGAAGACCCTAAGTAATGGAGCTAAAACCGTCAGTAGTGTAAGAGCTATAGCTATTGACGCAGACACCAAAGGAGCACTTATCAAACTTTATAATTTAATACAGTACGAAAAAAGGCAAGCAGCGAAAGACGGTAGGCAATACTTCGATAACGATTTAGTAATTTGCACACTTAAGGGTACACCATGCTCCCCAAGAAATCTAATGAGAATATACTACAGTCTACTTGGCAATATTAATGTTCCAAAAATTACTTTTCATAATTTGAGACATACCCATGCCACCCTTCTATTGTTAGCTGGCATTCATCCTAAAATTGTCTCTGAGAGACTTGGACACTCATCTGTGAAGATTACTTTGGACACATATTCTCACTTGTTGCCTACCATGCAAGAGGATGCTGCAAAGAGTATTGGTAACATTTTTGGGGGGCATTTTGGGGGGCATGACACGTTAAAACAGGATAAACTAGTTAAGATTGTTTGATATCATCATTTTCATGAAAATTGCAAAAGCTTATTATATAGGGATTTATTAAGATTAAAGGGACTTGTTGATACGTGAAAAATAGGTCTCTCATTCTTGACAGGGTAGGGGTCATGGGTTCGAACCCCATCCGTCCTATATGAGTTTCATTCATATCTCAGCTTAAAACCCTTGATTTATAAGGGTTTTTTGTTTGTCTTCATTTTTTGAAATATTTTAAATTTGATTTTCAAAGTTACTGGGGGGCATTTTGGGGGGCATACAAAGCTGCGCAACATTCTTTCCTCAGTACAACTTTTTGATATAGCTTTTTATTATGGTATAATATTCCTTGTAAAGTCACTCAGAAAGGTAATAAATTAATATGAGAATTAGCAAGTATGATCTTGCTATAGCGGCTGTAATAGTCCTGTTTATCATTTATGTAGTCTGGACGTTTATCTATAACGATGCTAACTTTCAGCCTCTTACGGACAAGCTGGTGGGTTCTGTGAAGGGATTATACAACATGATTACATCGCTCAAACCATCAATATAAGAAAACCTAGCAAGAATAAATAAAAGAGACGTATTTAAGTGATTAATGTCGCTTATACGTCTCTTTTATTTGTGTTATTCTAGGTTTATATTATTTCATCAACTTCTTATATTCTTAGGTTTTCATTGGTTAATTCTTTAATTTTTTTGGAAGCTTCATTCATTATTTTTAAAAATTCTTGTGCTTTATCCTCAACAGAAGAACTCTGAACATGAGTAACAACATGCTCTCTCCCTGTTAACAGCCAATCACAACTAACACGAAAAAATTTAGATGCAGCAACAATAAATTTTGAGGGAGGATCTGTTTCGTCTTTTAAAAATCCCTCAATTTGTTCACTACTAAATTCAATTACCTCAAAATCGTTATTATAATTGTAATCCTTTATCATATGAGATAAATCAGTATAGGTTAGCGCTTTGTTATTCATTAAATTACTTAATCGTTCGCCTATGGTCTCAAAATGGAGTTCACCCTCCTTGATTACAGAAAGAGCCTTCGGAATGGAATAGGATGTACTGTAACCCTCGGAATATCCAGCGACAGCCATTAAATCAGGGTATGGGTACTTGTATACATAACTCAACTGCTTGATAACTTCAGGAGTTGCCTTGACTTTCCGCCCAGTAGCGTTTTGTCCATTTTCGAGGTTGCTTAAATGCGCGGCACTGAAAGTACATTTATCAGCCACTTCACGTAAAGACATGTTTTTAATTTCACGGATTCCTTTTATAAATTCACCGAAATTATGTTCTTTATCCATATCTTGTTTTCTCCTGTTAACATATTTGTTTTCAAATGTTGACAAGTTTCATTTGATAGATTATATTACAAGTATAACATGTTTACGTTTGAAAACAAGACGTTAAAATCTGTAAACAGCTATTTGTCTCTTATCTCCGAGATTGTTTTTTGATAGTCAACCATTGCTTGAGTTAATAGCTCTTGCTCAATTTTTATTCTCTCAAGCATTTGAGTTATCCGTTGAGCTGCTTCTTCTGCCTCTCTTTTTGCTTCTTCAGAGAGTGGTTCATATTTAAATTCTTTTCCTGTTAAGAGCCAGTCGCAAGATACATTAAAGAATCTAGACAAGGCAACTACAATATCAGAGGTGGGTTTGTGCTTATTGTTTTCAAGGTTACTAATGGTTGCTGTACTAATCCTAGCAAAACCAATTAATTCTTCATCTTCATCTTCATCTTGTAAGGGTATGACAAGAGCCTTTCGTAAAGCGTCCATTGATAATCCTTTTTGAGTACGTAAGTATTTTATTCTTTCGCCAAGTGTTTTCATTTTTCACTCCAAATGTTTAGTTTACTTAATACTATAGCAGAAATAGAAGGGAGTATACATAAATAAACGAAAAAAACTTAACGAAATAGCTTGACTCGTTAAGTAAACTGAAATATAATATTCACATGTTAAGAAAACTAAACAACAATGAATTAACAATACATATTGCAATCACTACACCAAAGATGATATGATGGGAAAATTTTATTTTTAAGCACCACATTAAGTTGTTAATTCATCCCTAAAACAACCCGAAAATAGACTACGGGATCAAGCAGAGGAGGTAAAATATAAATTATATCTAGTTAAATCATTCACCAGATCTAATAATACGTTTTATTTGAGACTGTTCCTCAAACACTCCATTATTGAGTGTGTAATGTGTTTCTTCAACATCCGTGTCGTCAGGGTAATAGTCGATTATATCTGTCAACGAGCAATCGAACGCCTTGCAAATCTTATCCAGCCATTCAACGTCTATGCGCTTAATTTCTTCGTTGTATAGAAGACCGATTGTATTTTGTCTAATACCCGTTGCTTCTGATAAATCTTTCCTAGACATTTTATGTCTACCTAACATTTCAGCAATTTTAATTTTAATCATAAATGATAACCACCCATTATTTATTGTTTATAAATATATAATACATTAATTCATTATTTATTATCAATAATTGTGAAAAAATATCGCTAAGTGCTATTGACGGATATCGTTTAGAGATATAATATAGTTACAAGGGATATAAAATATCAAATATTAAATAAACCAGAAAAGGAAGTGCCACATGCAAACAATCAACTTGCAAAAAGAATCTACAGATTTCAATTCCTTCATGCCAAATCCATTCCCAGAACAGCCTTCATTCTCATTCTCACCAACTTTGCCTGAAATCACCCTGTACTATGCTGCTATACCTACGGACAAGTTCTCCGACAAGGGTAACGTGATTTACTCCGAATACATATTCCAAACCGAAGCGGAAGCGATTGAATCAGGGCTAGAGTACAGTATTGCTACTTGGGAAGATATCAACATGTTTGCCGATTGCGGTTACACCTATCCAGATGTTGTTGTCTGCACTCCTCAAGGCAAATTTGTGTTTCATGAAATTTATATGAATGAAGAGGAAAGAGAATGGGAAATACCGTCTAAGTGTGTATATCGTGCTCATGGCGCTCCTGAAGCTTTTTCAGAGAAGATTGAGGAATTTTTAACAGTTAACTACAATGATGGAGCGGAATTAATTAATGTGGTGTGTGAGGTGAGGGAAGGGCATGAGATATATGCCGCTACTCTATACAGTGAGCCAGAAAATGTTTTCACATTCAATACTTTAGGTGAATTTCAATATATTTAATTCCTCTAACAACGGATAAAAGCTAGATGTAGTGTAGGAGCCATCACTTTACGTGGTGGTTTCAGATTGCATCAGAGCATCAAGTTAGAGGGTTATCAATGCGTTCATTAAAATAAATATAATGATAAAACACTTGATTATTATTTACTTTAGTATTATATTATATATATGTTTACTTTATAAAAGGAGGATTTACTTATGAATATTGATTTGTTCCCACATAATCAAGAAACCTATAACAAAATCATAGCAGCATGGCAGACACAAAACCGTGTAGCTACTGTACAAGCCACTGGAACGGGTAAGACATTCCTTATTTTAAAATGTATTTATACATATCCGACAGTGAATAAGGTTATTCTTGCACCGTCCAATCATATCCTAGACCAATTCATAGAACGTGTAGATGAGAATGGATTGCCCAATACAACGTTGCTCACGTATGCTAAATTGTCGTTCATGAGCGAAGAAGATATCCAAGCATTGAATCCAGAATTGATTGTGTTAGATGAGTTTCACCGTGTTGGAGCAACAGAATGGGGGAAAGGTGTAGAAACACTGTTAAACATGTTCCCCAATGCAAAGCTATTAGGCACCACAGCAACGCCCATACGTCATCTAGACAACGGTAGAGATATGTCAGATGAACTGTTTGATGGCAATGTTGTAACGAATCTGAGTCTTCCGCAAGCCGTTGTAAAAGGGATCTTGCCGATGCCTAAATACATATCTGCGCTGTATACGTTTGATGAAGAGGTTTTAAACATCCAGAATAAAATTAAGAAATCGAGTAATAATGAATCCGAAAAAGCTGAATTAAATAAAATTGTGAGTGAATTAAAACATAAATTGCAAAAGAGTAATGGTGTTCCAAGTATTCTTAAAAAGCATTTGAAGGATCAAACGGGAAAGTTTGTAGTGTTTTGTAAGGATAGTGAACACTTAGAACAAATGAAAGAAACGGTAGCAGAATGGTTCAAAGCAGCTAAGATTGGCAAGAAAATCGAAACGTATAGTGTTCTACATGGTAGAAAAGATAATGATGAGCAAATTCAACTGTTTATAGAAAATAAAAATACAGATAATCTAATATTATTATTTAGTATCGACATGCTAAATGAAGGGCTGCACGTTAAAGATGTTACAGGAGTTATTTTGTTAAGGCCAACAACTTCACCAATCATCTATTTTCAGCAAATTGGACGTTCGTTAGAGGCAGGAAAAAAGAAAAGTCCGATTGTGTTTGACTTGGTGAATAATTTTAACAGTTTGGGAAGTCAAACACTTAATGAAGGATTAAGGGAAGCAGTAAACGAAGAGAATGGGCAGAGAGATGAGACTGAGCAGGGAAGAATAGAAATTGATCAGTTTGAAATATATGATGAGGTACATGAGATTAGTGAAGTGTTTGCTGAGATTGAGGGAAGACTGAGGGATGACTGGGATTTGATGTTTGAAAAGTGGAAGAAAGGTGACTATGATAAAAGCGACAAGAAGATGAAAACCTGGATAAGTACACAGAGACATTTTTATAAGCATAAAACAATACCTACTGAACGTATTGAGAAGTTAGAGAGCGAAGGATTTGTTTGGGATCCCGCAGATATTGAATGGGAAACAAAATTTGAAAAATTTAAAAATACACCGAAAGATCAATTGAATAAAACAATGAAATCATGGGTCATAGCGCAAAGATTCCATAATAACAAAGGAAACTTATCCAAGGAACGGATGAATAAATTAAAGGCTGTTGGATTTCAATGGGAACCGCGCGCGCAATCTTGGGAAAATTCATTTAATATGTTGTTAGAATATTATTGGAAAAATAAAAATTCCGATGTTTCATTTGAGTATGAAGTCAATAAAATAAAATTGGGACATTGGGTGGGGAAGCAAAGAATTGCATTTAAAAAAGGAAGAATGTCACGAGAGAGAATAGATAAGTTGAATGAACTCAGATTCAAGTGGGAACCAACGGAGAATTCTTGGAATGAAAATTACAATATATTGTTATGTTGGTGGAAAAAACAGGGGAGTTTGAATATAACAATAAGTACAGAAATCGACGGTAATAAAATTGGATTGTGGGTGAAGACGCAAAGAAAAGATTATAAAAAAGGTAAGCTTTCGCAAGAAAAAATAGATCAATTAAATAAAATTGGCTTTCGGTGGGTTGTGAACGAAACAGATTCCAAAAATAAACTTGTGAGCGGTATAATATAAATTATTTAATTTAAAGAGACTCCTGATGTTTAAGGAGTCTCTTTATTGTTGTTATCATTTATCTCAGTAATATGAAAAAGCTCTTCAACCGTCAAATCTAAACTTCTTGCGATGCTTATCAAATGATCTATCCCATATTTTTCAGCTTTATCAAACCGACTTACAAAAGGCTGATTAACATTAGCAAGCTTTGCTAATTCTTCTTGGCTCATATTGCGTTCTTTTCTTATTTCAGTTAAACGTGGTGTAGCTTTGACTATTGGCATTAAATACACTCCCTGCTGCTTATCTATATAAATAATATACCATACAGAATATTATTTTTGAAGTAGACTTTACATTCATTATACCATATGGTATATTGTATATAAGAGATGGGGAACACAACAAACAAAAGGGAGACGATAACAATGGTAAACAACAAACAAGTAATCATGGCTGAGGTTTTGGAAGCAGTAAAAACAAAGTTCAATGTGAAGGCAAGAGCAAACACCGAAACGTTTAGAAAAGAAGTAACGGTTAACATCACAATATTAGATATTCCTAGTTCCGTAGAGAAGGTTATCTATCGGTGGGCAAATGAACAGGGTTTCGGCTTATACATACATATACGCGCAGATGTGACTCCAACCTATCAAGCCAGAATCAATACTGTATGTGCTGCTGCAAATGCTCAATGGAGAATGGAAAGCGATATGTTATACCTTATAGGTGTTGGTTGTAAACAAGTGATCTGTTATAACGGAGTGGATCAAGATCAAGCATCTGAAGCGCTTTGGTTAGAAGATCAAACAGGAATCAAGGCCGCAATTGAAGCGGTGTTTGTAAGTAAAGTGGTGGAAGAATTGCAATATGCTTAATCATAAAATATAAACCCTCCACTATATATGTGGAGGAAATGAGAATAGAAGGGAAGAGACTGTAAATGAAAATAATCAAATTAATCAAACGTGACGGTTCAGTGTTGTTAAAAACTACTGGTGATAATATGAAGGTAATTGAATTGTGTACTTGCTGTAAAACAGATACGATTTCATATTTCGGTAAAACGGTAGAAATACGGGTGTCTATATGATAAATATAATAAATAAAAACAATGTTACAATGTTTGTGTGCTGCATTGTGTGGTTGTGGGTTGTTGTTCGCTGGATGGCATGAATAAGCATAGTGCAAATGAATGAAAGGGCTAATCATTAATTTGATTAAGCCCTTTTTGTTTTCAATAGTCTTCATTCATTTCAATTTTTGAATTAGTCAAGTATAATATTAGATTTTTATAAGGTTCCTCTTGAGGTAGTTCAGAGCTATCCAATAGCTCTAACACATATTCAAGAATCTTATTGCTGAATCTTCCTTCTGCTTTTATGCCGCATATTTCTTTAACCGATGTCCAGATACAACTAATGACGAAATCATTATGATTATCGCCGTTCTGTTCATCTTGAAGGATTTTCATTGCATGGAAGAGTTCACTTAAAATTAAATCTTTATCCATAATTATTCCTCGCTTTCATAGCCATTGTAAGGCGGTTTTTGTTTGTTGGTCAGTTTCTAGTTAGGTGGAGTAAGTTGAACTTACATCATTTGACTGAGTCAAAGCATAGACAATTTGATTAAGTAAGTATTCGATTTTAAAGGTTATCATTTCGTCAACCGAATCATGTTTCTCTTGTGTCTCATAATGATGTAATGTAACAGGAATAATAATATCGGTAATGATACATAGAATTGTGCTAATGGCGTTCGTGGATTCGTCTGAGACATCCATAAATGTACTATCTGTTTTAATCCAATGATTACTTTTGAACGTGTTTAATAAGTCGCTAACAGGCTTGCATAGGCTCTGAGCTAGGTGAGTAGATGAATGTAGAATGGTAGGTATAATTGCTTCTATGGTTGTTATACTGTTTATGATGCCTTCGATTGGAACAACCTTATCTATTAATGGATAATGTCTTGTTACATGGATTTGCAGGTCATTCATTAGCTGGCTGATTGTCTTCATGCTTACACATCCCTTTAATAGGCTAACAGTATTATACATGCCAACAAGATAAGGTGTCACTATTGTACACAACGTACAACTACAGGATATGCACCATACATTCACATGGCTGTAAACTATGGTCAACTGTTTAGCGTTTAAGCTGTCTCACACTGGCTATGATGAGGCATACACTAGCTAGTGATATTAACACTACCGCCCACGTATAGTTGCGTACTGGATAGACTACGGCGAGTAAGAGGACAGACAGGATTAGATTAATTGTTGCATTTCCAAATAGTTTCATGAATTATACTCCTTTCCCGTTGCATATAGTCAACGATTATGTTATATAATATGGATAGGGATGTAAGAGGAACCCTAGTGGATTCCCCTTACAAAGTTGCTTGCTTAACGCTTATGACGCTTACTTCTTGGTGGGAGTGGAGCGTCATTTGTGCGTTGTTCAGCGGTGTCATTTCGCCTATCCTTTTCTCTAGTGTAACGGAATACTCTTACAGCTAAGATAAGGTTTAAGGCTGGTATGACGTAAGGCGTTAGTAGTGCTATGTATTCAAGCATTGGCTTTCACCGCCTTTCCTGCTTGTCTACCTTACCTCTTTATTATAGCATAATTTAATGTTAATGTATATATGTTTACTTTATAAATAGTGAACGAAATGTGAATATGATAGATGGAATAATGGAGAAAGATGCGTAAATGCGTTATGAATAGGTTATAAGATACGTTTAAAAGTAAATATAATAGAATAAAGACATAATGATGACGTAATAAAGTAAAAATATAATATATAATGACTAATATAAGTCATAAACTTCGCGTTATTGTTAATGAAGGACCGAATCGAATTTTTATGACCTCATGCGAGATTTTATATAATGTAAAAAATTTAAAAAATAATATATTATTCGCAGTTCATGAATTTTTATATCATCAAGAATCACACTATTGATTATTTGTCAATACGTCTACCTGCTACACAAGTGTAGTTATGTAGCAGGTAGAAAATAAAATATAGGTAGGTGGGGGTACTTTAAATCATAAATACTGTAAAAAATGGAATATAATCCTGCATCACTTCCACTCCGCGACTTTCTCTTATTATCCACTCTAAGACCTTTTACCACCTTTTCATCCTGTTTTGTATCGTTACTTGTATCGTAGAAACCCTGTCATATCAACGTTTTCACCTCAAATTTATGATCAATTTTACTCTATTTTCACTATAATTCACCTACTTCCACCTCAAAACACACAATAAACCCCTATTCTATGCACACTTTAACGATACAACTATATATATTTATCACCAGACAACAAAAAATCCCTTTGTTTATAAGGGATTAAGTCAATTCTGTATCATATTTACGATACAAATATTTAGAACGTAGAGGAGAGGCAGAGAGCGATCCAATTAAGAAGGCTAGGCAGATAGCATTTTTAAAGGAATATAAAGGAGTTAAACACGGTGGAGAAAGGTCAACACGACCAGTGGTCGCCTTGAAGGATATAGCAGATACAATTGGAGAGTCTGAGCGTACCGTGCAGAGATTAAATAAACTAAACGATCTCATTCCACAAATTCAGAAACTCGTATCAAGTAAAAAACTCAGCGTACGTGCTGCTGAACAATTAGCATTCTAACGGTGAAAGAACAGAGGGCAGCGTGGCATAGGTAATGTTAATCCCATGAAGATGGCTAAGTGTATTGTAGAATTGGAGAGGATTTATGGGATTCGAAATGGAGGGGATAGAAAATCAGATGAGCATAATGATAATCTGAAAACTCAATCTGATTTATCCAATGAGATTGGTATTAGCCAACAACAGTTATTAAGGTACAAACAACTTCTCAAACTTGTTCCTGATATTCAAGGTTTAGTTGAACATGACAAAGTTAAACCGACTGCTTAATGTGGTTTCAACCCACAGCGTCAAGTGACAACCAGTTTAGTTAGTGCTGAAAAAATAGGGAGTCACCTTAACTTATAATCTGGTTGTCATTATTCACGACTTCCAATTCCCCACTCATAAATTCAGCACGTTTCTTCATACTCAACAATGTTCCAATATCCTGCTCAGATATCAATTGTACCAGTTGTTCTTTAGTCAACGTATCAAATACTCCACAATCAATCTTATTCCCTATCCGCATACTGATCATATTAGACAAATCTTTATTAGCATGACGATAATGCTTGTTAGTTGTGTTGATATCAGAATGACCCAATTGTTGCTGTAATTCTTCAAGCGTACCAAAATATGAAGCAACATTTCTAAAACTATGGAATACAACATTTCTATCAGGATCAATTCCCATTTCTTCTCTAAGCCCATTCATCATATCCTGAATTGTTCTGGTGCTAAGATTGAAAATCTTATTCTGTTTATCCTGATCGAACCTCTTATAATAAGGCTGTTTCTTAATCTGGCATAGTTTATTGAACAATTCAACTTTAATTGATATCTCATGGCGTTTGTTCCCCTTACCAATTACACTTACTTCATAATAGTCCAACGTTGGATTCTTCTTAATATCATCCCAAGTTAAGTCTAGGAGTGTTCCTTTTCTTAAACTCGTAGTATACGCCATTTCAATTAGAGCAGATTTTTCAATTCCCTTTTTTTGTGTCAGCACCAATTCACTCATTAACTCTGCTTCTTGGAAATATAGTTTGCCAGCAGTGTTTTCATTCTCAACTAAGTTCTCCAACGTTACAACTTTAGAATTAACATTGTAATCATTGATCTCAAGAAAGTTATACAAACTTGATATTGCAGCAATTTTATTATTAATTGTGCTATTCTCCAGATCGTAATCATTAATTAGATGATTACGGTAACGGACAACATCGGCGTTTCTAATTTCCAAATCAGAGAGAGTGAGCGTATTTAATTCCTTACCTTTGTACCACATAAAGAACCTTCTTAATGAAGAGAGGTAATTATCGTATGTATATTTACTTTTAACAGAATGATTGCCTAGAAAGGTTTGAATATCTTCCCATACTGAACCAACTTGTAAACCAACTAAGTTATTTGCTACTGTTTCCATCTCCAAACACTCCTTTCAAGGTAGTTTTATTCTAACACAATAGTTTTATAAAGTAAATATAAATATATTAATTAATAATAAAACAGGATTTTCTCTTCTGAGTTGGACACCGTGTCCAACCCAATAATGCCGAATTACTCTCTCAATTTAAACGCCTATATATAGAAGAAACACATTTTAAAGAGCAACTAATTGTGCCATTTTAAGCTTTATGTAAGCCATATATGGGTCAAAAATGAAACGCGGAAAGGGTTTATTAGATAAACATATATAAATGTCTTTACAAAAACTATTCCGTAATGTATATTAAGAGTACCAAGTGAATTAATTTCTTGGAATACTAATAAAGAAGAGGAAGGAGAAAATCACAGATTCATGCTTTAGCAAATAAATAGGAGGAGTTCTTTGAGAATAGAAAACTTACATGTTGGGTTAACAGGAAAGAGCTATAGGCACATGTGCAAAATTTTAGATGAGGCGGTTAAGGATGGAGGAGGAGCTAAAGATTCACAAATAAAGAGATGGGCTTGTTACTTTGAACATGAGAAGCAAGGTAATAAGTGGATCATAACAAAGGTATATGAGACTCCAAAGCCACTACCTCAACGTGGAGGAGATAGAAACGTAATTACTTACATAGATACAATCAAAAAATTACTTATGGAATTACTCCTAAGAGCAGACACCGAATCAGTTAACTTCGGAAAAAATAGATTACTTAATGTACTCAACATGGTCAACTCAAACTATAGAGAGTGTAGCAGATATGTGCCTAACCTAAGCCAGTATACAGGGATTGAACAACTAGATATACACGAATTTTATAACAGCGCAAATAGTACGTTGAAAAGCAACTTAGAAAAGGCTCTAAATCAACTAAAGGACAGCAAACATATATATTACAGCCAACTGTTGATGGTTAGTAAGGATGGAAAGGTTCGTGCGGCAGACTATGACGAATGCAAGATTATTGTTAAGGCACAAGGAGAGATACTGGATAAATTGGGATTTGCACATAGAGGCATCGCTGTAATTCGTGGTCAATATGAAAAATACACATACATGGTTAATGAACTGTTGTCTGAAAGAGCAGGAATTAAGTATACATATGAGGCTTATAACATCATCTTGAACAGAGAAAGGTTGGAACGAGATTTCATTAAATTACAAAAAGAGGAGCGACTTGAACATGAGTCAGATTTGAATAATTCAATTCAAGATAGAATAACAGTCAACATTAACAACAGACACATTAACGCATTCAATAAAGATAATGACTGGTTTGAGGTGCTGAGTTTCAGAGAGAGCAGACGAATCACAGAACAGTATGTAGCTGATCAGATGAGACTGTTAGATATATTAATTAACTCAAATCATGCAGACATATACGCGGATGTAAAGAAAATTGATCTTTTATAATAAACATATACAAAGAAAGTTGGACGTTTGTGATTCATATATTTAAAGATACATATATATAAATAATCTCAAACGTCCAACTTTTATAATCATCCAATTAATACATGTACAAGAAATCATTAATGAGCCGTGAGGGTGAATTGCCGCAGGCAAGAGGGTGGTGCGGCAGGTCGGACATTTTGACAGAACCGCATAGCGGGGATGGAAACATGATCCGAGTTGGTATTAGCACCCTGCACTTGAACTTGAGTATGAATAACATCTAAGTGCAAAGAATAAGTGCACGTCATAAAACTTGCAAAAGGCGCAAGTAGTATTCCGTAGTCGGTTCCCGCCTTCGTTAAGGTTCAAATTCTTACTTCAAGGAATAAGGTCAAGAAATAAAAACAAAAGCGCTTGAACATGAGAGTATGTTACATTGTTTGATTAGATATATATCTTGATATCAATTCTAAGGCTCAATTCATTACAATACTCTTTATAATTTCGATGTCACTATATGAGGTAGGGGAATTGTTAGGGGGTGTGTGCAATATTATTATTTAATTGATAAATATAATAAAATATAGATTAAAACGGAGGGCATATTATTGGCAAAACAATTAAATAACAAAAGCTATATTTTTAAAATTAGTTCAACTCGTTTGCGGAAAAGTAAGTGGAATTTATCCATGACTACTGAAGAAGCTAGAGAGAATAAAGAATTAGTGAGTTTACTAGACAGTTCCACTCTAAGATATTTACGTCAAATTTCTAATAATCTAGCCGAAGAAAAAAGAATTGCTGCAATTAAGAAGTTGAAAATAGACATCAATATGCTACGAAGAAAGAAAACATCTCAAGGAAATAGAGAAGCTATCTCCACAAAAAGTAACGAACTGAGAGAGCTAATGTTTATGGAACATTATGTATGTGTGGTTATAGACAGAAATTCAGACTTCGATAGAATGAATACTGAGAAAGGATTTTATATTAATAATAGGAAATATAAAAGATTCTTAGCCACTCCCGGAGGTGCAAAGAATAGCACCGTTATCTATGTTAGTGAAGATGTATATCCACAATTGGTGGAGAGAACCGATAACGGGCGAAATAAGAAGAAGGAGATCGTTCCAGCCAAACTAGAAGCATACAAATCTTTAACTTGTAGTGTAAGTACCTCTGTGCCAAACCCAAAGAGGATATTAGTTGTAGATGATGTGAATACAGATTTCTTTGCAAATGTTGTTGAGGTTGACGATAGAATAGATGGAGAACCAGAAGTGCAAGAAAAAAAGAACTACCCAATACATATGAACGCAAGTGATGGAAATGGTTTAATATCTCCTAGTTTAAGCAGAGATTGGACAAGATGTTTGGGGGAGGATGAGAATGGGGGAGGATTTTGTGTAAGAAATCCATTCTGCAAAGGAATGCTTTTCGTTTTTGATTTCCATAAATTCGCATCTGAGATTGCAAATAAAAATTATATAGTTACAGACGTTTGGAATGAAGAGGTTGATATTCGTAAAGTTGATGTTATTCTAACTACATCAATGCTTAAGTTGTGGAAATCCTATAAAAATATAAAAGACTATACAGACAATTGTGAGAAATATGGGTATAGCTTTAGCGTAACAAAAATTATTCCCGAAGTCTTAGAAAACGAAGCCAATACAAATTATCAATTCTTACAGTCTCTTGAGTTGAGTGATGAAGACATTAGTGAACTAGTTGAACCGACTGTTACAGAAATAAAGGAGGTTTTAGGGGGAGACTATAGAAAATCTATACTTTTTTTAAACGGTTTCAAAATGAAAGAGGATGAGTTTCAATATAATAATAATGATATAACGAAAGCATTAAAAGTTGATAAGAGAGTTATAAATGATCCTTTTATTCGTAAACATATACACAAGATGTTAATGAAGAGAATAAGAGAAGCGAAAACAGGAGTGTTAAAGGTCAGAGGTAATTTTAGCATTATATCTGGAGACCCCTTCCTATTGTGTCAGTCTATATTTAAATTAAAGGACAAAACTGGTCTTCTTGGGAGTGATGAATTCTATTCAAATTACTGGAATGAGAGAGGAGTCAAGAGAGTAGCATGTTTCAGAGCACCTATGACCTGTCACAACAATATTAAAGTGTTGGATTTAAAGAATAGCGACAATATGGCTTATTGGTATAAACATATGAAATGTGTAACCATTTTAAATGGATGGGATACCACGACACATGCTCTAAACGGCGCAGACATGGATGGGGATGCTGTTCTAACAACTGATAACAAAGTGCTTATTAAGTCAATTCAAGGATTAGATGCAATAGTGTGTTTGCAGAAGTCAGCAGATCCAATAATTCCAACAGAGGAAGACTTAATACAGGCCAATAAGAACAGTTTTGGAGATGAAATAGGGTCAGTTACTAATAGGATTACAAACATGTTTGAAGTTCAAGCTAATTATGAAAAAGGAAGTGAAGAATATGAAGTAATAAACTATCGAATAAAATGCGGACAGAATTATCAGCAGAATGCAATTGATAAGACTAAAGGCATTGAAAGCAAGCCCATGCCGAAGGAATGGTATGACTATAATCATGTAAAACCACCCATGGACAAAGAAAAGAAATATATCGTTGAAACAGATGAACAACGTAAGAAAAGAGAGTTTAATCTTGCGATTCTAGCCAATAAAAAACCTTATTTCTTCATTTACAATGATGATCCAGAGACTAAAAAGGCATATCTTAAATACATAAAGGACTGTAACGATAACTGTTTGCAGAAATTCGGCTTAGAAATCTCTGAATTGAAATACGGAAGAACCGAGAATGAAACTAATTTCTTAAACTCATATTATAAAAAGATGCCTGTTTCTGTCTCTAATTCTGTTATGAATCGTATCTGCCGTAAAATTGAAGACAGGTTTAAAGATATTTCAGAGAATATAAAGGATATTGAATTTGATCATACAATTTTAATCACTGATATGAAATATTCTAAAGCCAGATATAAGGAAATAGAAGATTTGTATAAAAAGCATAACTTAGAAATGCAACAATACTCTCAAAAGAGCAGTAGAACCAAGGAGGATCAAGAAGATAAAACGAGTAATCGTGAGGATTTCGTGAGTAGGTTCAAAGATGAGGCTGAAGCAATTGTTAGTAATTCTGAAGAATTGACTAATATAATTGTAGAAATTTGCTATAACGAATCAAAGAGAGACAAGAGCAAACAGTTTGCTTGGGACATATGTGGTGAACAGATGATTTTGAATTTGTTAGATAAAAATAATAATAAAATTAGATATCCTGTTAAAGATGATTGTGGAGATATTGAAATGGGTGGCTTTAGATTCAAAATGCTAGAAGAATATGTAGAGGTGGATAGATAAATGAAAATGATTCTTAATGAAAGAAAGTATATTGAAGATGTATTAAAGAGTAGTGATGTGAATAAAAATAAGTCAAAAGACCTTGCGCTATTAATAAAGTATTACTATCTCCAAGGGAAAGATAAGGGTGAAGTCAGACAGTCTGTAGAGCATTATATGATAAAGCACTATCCAAAGTACAATCCTGTTTTATGGGATAGCCACATTACAAAACTTGTTGATGCTGGTAAAAGAGTGAAGAAAAGAAAAAATGGAGATACTATTATAAAAGAATTAGTAGAGATCGATGAAATTTGTATCACTAAAGCTGAAATCAATAAAATTAAAGCTCTTCGTAAATTAACGCTGAAGAAACTTGCATTCGGATTGTTGGTGTACTCTAAGATACATAATCAATTAGGTAAAAATAATACATATTGGGTTAATAGTGAGTTGAAGGATATCCTTTCTGATTGTAAAATTGCAGTAGATAGAAAGAAACAAAGATTAATGATTCATGAATTGATCAACTTAGGATATCTCACGCCTTCAAATAAAGTAAATGACTCTAGAACAAAAGTGAATTTCGCTAATGAAGATGGTGAGATAGTTATGACTATTAGTGATTTCGATTATTTCATCTATGATTATTTAAAAATTTTGGGTCAAAGAGTGAAAATATGCAAAACAATTACATGCGATCAAAGATTTATTGCAAAAGAGAACGGATCTTTATACTGTAATAAATGCAAAAACAGAAGAAATAAAGCTTATATTGATAAAAATAATGATAAAAGTTAATAAATTGTAAATGTGAAAGTGCCTCAAACCCTTGCCCAGCAAGGGATACAGCGTTTTTGTATAGTTTTACTATAGTGGTATAGGGATAGGGAGTATTACTCTCCCTTTTGCTCCCTGCCTATACCACTATTTATTTAATTTTTACGCCTTGATATTGACGAGTCGTGATGATTCCACGGAATACCTAAAGCCATTGCTTAAAGGTATTTGTCCTTAATTGGGGCATGTCAAGGATGTTGTGGGGGTGCATTGCACCCTCCATTTATATTATTTTAGTTCAAGAGTATGCCCATGCTCTTTTTCTATATTGCAATTTCAGTTTTAATGATTATTATGTGATTGCTACTTCAGTAAAATGAATTAATAATCACATATAAATCCCCTAACTTGAACCCAATTGTGGTTTTTCTGCGATTGGGTTACTTTTTTATGCTTATATTTTTAGATAGGGGAATCTGGGCATAAAAAAGTAAAGATAAAAACAGAGGTGGAAATGAAATGGCGGTTCAAAAACAAAAAGCAACTCATAGATGCTTATCTTGTAATAGGGATTTAGTAATAAATCAAGCAAATTTCTATTATCATAATAATAGCAATTATATAATGGATAAAGATATTAAGGTGTTTCCAATGTGCAAAGAATGTATTGAATCATACTTAAATGTAGAACCAGAAAAATTAAAAAATAGAGCTATTGATTTACTCAGATTAATTAACAGACCATTTATTGAAAAACAATGGATTCTTGCAGATGAAAAATGGGGCAAATATATTAAGTACATTAGTTCTCTGAACAATGGTAAAAAAACATTTGATGAAAGTGTATTTGAGAATTCTACAATGAATGCTGTGACCATTGATGGGGACCCCGATCTTATCCAAAAATGGGGTGGTGGATATTCTGCCATTGAATACGAAAATTTTGAGAGAAAATACAACAATCTTAAAAATAACTATCAAGAAAAAACAGCCATGCACACTGAAGCATTGCTAACATATATCCGATACCGCGTTAAAGAAGAACTTGCAACAGCTAAAGGCGACTCAAAAGCAGCCAAAGAGTGGGGAAATCTAGCTAAAGACGCTGCAACAGCAGCAAAGATTAATCCATCGCAGTTTACAAAGGCTGATTTAACTAATGGAATGGATAGCTTTGGTGAATTAGTTAGATCGGTTGAATCGACAGTAGATGTAATTGATATTTTGCCAAGGTTCAAACAAAGGGCAAATGATAAAGTGGATTTTACTATTTGGTGTTACATCAACTATGTTAGAGACCTTCAAGGTATGCCATCTGTTGAATACGAAGAAATATACAAATTTCTTGAGCAAAGAACAAGGGAATTCGAAGATAATTTGTTGGATTATGATGAAGGTGATTTAGCTGACTAACATAACCTACTCTGAAGAGAGACTAAAAAAATATACTGATTTAGTAAGCTGGTGTCGCTGGAATCCTGATTTATGGTATGACTTGATAACTCCAGAAACGGGAGGTATAAGGTTAGACTTAGATCAGCGTGTGTTTTTAAGGAGCATTACAAGATTTATCTCTGTTTATGGAGTTTTTCCCCGTGGTTACGGAAAAACGATGAAAGAAGTAATGGGAATGGTACACACGGCAATTTTTTTTGCTGATATTGAGATATCTATGACTGCACAAACTCAAGAACAAGCAGCAAAATTAATTGATGAAAAATGGAGCGAAATCATAAAATTCTATCCATTGATCGAACAAGAATTAGATGGAAAACCTTCAATTACTACTGATAGTGTTGACATAAAGTTCAAGTCAGGTGGACGTATTACGATACTTGCAAACTCACAATCTTCAAAAGGTACACGAAGACATAGATTACAGATCGAAGAATCGGCACTACTTAACAATGCTTTATTCGAAGATGTTCTAGAACCTATTCCTGATATTCCCAGACGCACAATAGGAAAAGAAGCTCTAATAAATCCAGAAGAGCTTAATGGGCAAATTAACTTTTTCACGACTGCTGGATATAGAGGTAGTGATGAATTCGAACGAAGCCTTCGAATGGTTGGTGAAATGTGTGATCTTAAAGGCAAGATTGTTTTGGGCGCTGATTGGAAACTTGCAGTAAATTATAGGAGAGGCCAATCTAAGGCCGCAATTCTTAGTAAGAAGGAAAACAATGCACCCACATTCTTTGCACAAAACTATGAGAGTAAATGGACTGGAAATACTTCTGGTAGTCTAGTAAATATAAAAAAACTACTAAGTTTAAGATGTCTTGAAGAACCAGATTTCAGCAATGATAAAAGTTATGAATACATAATGTCAGTAGACGTGGCAAGATCAAGTAAAGACTCAAACAATCAATCCTCTGTTGCGATATTGAAATTGATTAAAAGTAAGAATGGAAGGCTAAAGAATGTCCGACTTGTAAATTTGATTAACTTTAAAAACGGAATGAATTTTCGTGAACAGGGTATAGAGGTCAAAAAAATTCGAAATAAATATGATGCATCAATTGTTGTTTTGGATACCAATGGTCTTGGTGCTGGGTTGCGCGATGAGCTGTTACTTGAAGTAGATGATCCAAAAACAAAAGAAAGTCTTGGATGCTGGGATACTATTAATTCTGATAGTCAGCCTGAAGTATCGGGTTCTCCAAAATACATATACGAGTTTATTGGTCAAACCTTAAACAGTGACGGAATAATTGCCTTTATGGATATGGTTGAAAGCGAAAAATTACAATTGTTGATTAAAGATGTTAAGAGTAATCTAGAAGATCTAAACTATGCAGACAAATCTTACCCTCATGTGCAAACAGACTTACTTATTGATGAAATACAGAATCTAAAATTAGAAACACTACCAAGTGGCAAGTTGACAGTAAAACAACAAGCTAAACGTGTAAATAAAGACAGATATTCTGCATTGATGATGGGTTTATGGTATGTAAGTGCCTTTATGAATAAAGTTATAGAAGAAAAAGAAATAAATATAGAAAAATTCTCTTTGACTAGAAAGCCCAACATATACGGGAAAAGAAAGGGGGCAAGCTTTTGAGTCAGGACAGTTCTAAATCAGATGAACATTATCGAGCTTTAAACATATTTAAAGAAATTGGTCTTATTAGTATTGGCAATAGAAATAAAGGGATTTCTGTGGTAGAGACTTACACTAGCGAAGATGTAAAGAAGTTTCTGAAAAATAGGAGTAGTGTGGCAAGTCAAAAGAAACTTCGAAAAATTAGTCGTTTCTTGCTTAGTGCTTCTGGACATTACCAGAATCTAATATTATATTTCTCAACCTTACATACTATGGACTATACTTTACCTCCAATGACAACAGACATAGGAAGTATCAATCCAAAGAGGTTCAAGAAAGACTATGAAGAACACGCGAAAACAACAGAGAAAATGGATATTTCATCTTCATTCTTAGAGGCAAGAATTACTTCGTATGTTGATGGTGTGTTTTATGGTTTTGCAAGACCAACTAAAAATGGCTTCTATCTGCAAAAACTAGATCCAGATTATTGTAAGATCACTTTTATTGATCCAGATACAGGATTGTTGGGATATTCATTCGATTTTTCATATTTTAACAATAATATCGCTATGCTGAATTCATTCCCTGAATATTTTAGAGAAATTTATGGTCGCACAAAAGACAATAAATCCTCTACAGAAAAGTGGGAGAGAATTGAATCGCCATTATCTATTTGCCTAACAACCTCCTTTGATTTTAATCCTGTGCCAGCATTCTCTAGTGTATTCGAAGGGATATTAGATATAGCTGATTTTAAGGCATTAGCGAAAACGAAGGAAGAACTGGAAAACTTCATGCTTCTTTTGCAGAAGATTCCTATGGACGGTAAAGACGCTAATAAGTTTTTAATTGATGAAGACTATGTTAAGACGTTCCATGAAAACTTACTAGATATCTCTCCTGAACAAGTTGGTGTTTCAACGAGTCCAATGGATATAACGGCAGTTAAATTTGATAAAGATACATATGACAAGAATAAAGTCGGACAGGCAACAACGCAATTTTGGGATGAAACCGGAGTATCAAATTTACTTTTTAGTGCAAATGCAAGTACTAGCTCTGCTCTAAAATACTCGGTTGGAACAGATGAGTCTGACGCTTTTAGATTAATCAAAGTTATTGAAAAATGGTGTAATGCATATGTTCAAGCAACTGGAAATTATAGATATGGATTTAAGTTGAATATCTTGCCAGCTACAAAACTTAATCGTAACGAATTGATAGAGAGTGCTTTAAAACTGGCAAATGCAGGATTACCAAAAAAAACAGAAATCATGGCTTTAGGTGGCTATAGCCCAAATGCAATATTGATGAATGCATACCTTGAGAACGAAATTCTTAAACTTCCCGATGTTCTTGTTCCGTTGTCGTCTGCTCATACCGCCACACCCTCCGATCTTAATGGTAGACCAAAATCTCAAGAAGAGGACTTGTCAGATAAAGGTCTTCAGACCAGGGATAACGAGAGCAATGAGGAAGATTGAGGAGGTGATAATGATTAATGAATAAGGTAATGCGATTTAACGTTAAAATCGATAATATTGAAGAGGTAGATTCGCGTTTTTCTAAGTGTAAAATTAGAGTCTTATATGCTGGACTAAATAGAAATAATACCTACATATCTGAGGAAGCAATTAATGAAGCATCCTCAAGTATTTTCAACATTCCGATTGTAGGAGAGTATGGGAAAGATAGTCAGAATTTCGGTGGTCATGGTGGCAAAATTGATACTTCAGGCAATAAACCTGAGTATATTGAAACTACAAAGGCATATGGCCTTGTTCCAGAGTCAGCTAATGTCTATTGGGAATCCGTTGAAGAAAATGACGGTACTATTAATAAATATTACGTGGTGGATGGCGCATATCTTTGGACAGACAGATATGAAGAGGCAAATGATTTATTAGAACGTGAATATAATCAATCAATGGAAATCAAAAATATTGAGGGTAACTTTTCAACGATAGATGGAAAAAAAGTCTATGAAGTTAAAAAGTTTGTATTCTCAGGACTTTGTATCCTTGGAGTAAATAAGGAATCAGATCCAAATGGGAATGTGACTCCATGTTTCGAGAGCGCTTCTATTGTTGCGTATTCCTTAATTGATAATGATTTTAAGAATGATTTTAGCAATATGGTAAATGAATTGAAATTCTCTTTGCAAGGAGGCAAGGATTTGAAGAAGAAAAATTATAACCTAACTGCATCTCAACTACTTTCAGAAGCAGAAAGGGAAATAGCAGGGCTTGGTACATATACAGATGAGTATTGGGGATTTGATATCCAGAACTTTTATCTTGTAGATATTGATACTGAGAATTCTAATGTAATTGCATTTGATAATCAAAAACATTATTTGGTGGGAACCTCTTTCAGTGTTGAAGGAGACAAATTAAGTGTCGATAAAGATTCCATCAAGAGGTTCAAAGTAGATTACACACCAATGGATATTGAGACAGATACCAATTTTACTGTGAGTTCGTTTAACAAGTTTGCAGAGACTGTAAAAGAAAATGCAGAGAAAAATGTGAAGTCTAAATACGAAGTTAAGGTTGTTGCTATTGAGGAAAAGTTTAATCTACTCCAACAAGAGTTTGACGATGTTAACTCAAAATATATTAATAAACTTCATTCTGAGAAAGAAGAAGCTGAGAAAACGCTGTTTGAATCTTTTGCAACAGAGCTAACCGAAGAAGAAATGAAAGATGTAATAGATAATAAAAATACATACACTTTGCAAGAGACGGAAAATCAATTATATGCAATTGTAGGGAAAAAGAAAGCCAAATTTAGTCTTCAACCTAACAAGCAATCACTAATTGATATTACTCAAAAAGAAAATACGAAAAAAAGTTCTGGAAAAGTCTATGACGATTTATTCGAAGAATAATAATCCCATTTCTATAACTATCAGAAAAAACAAGGAGGACATTATAAATGTCAGTTAGATTGGATAAAATGCAAGCCACTTATGGCGGTAATATTGAAAGTGTACTTTTGAATGTTGATTTGGAAAATGGAGCAATCACAACAATTGGTGGTCTTGTTGATGGTAAGCGAGAAGTTGTATACGGTGCAACACCAGTGAATGTTTCTGCTGAAGAAATTCTATTGATCGCATCTCCTGAAATTGTTTATGAGGCAGAAAAGCACAATATTCTTGACTTTGTAAATAAAGCTGGTAAACCAGCAAGAGCCTATCACTATGCTGTGGGTGACACAATTACTGTTACAGACAATATGATTACTGGAACTAGTGTTAAGAACCAATACTTGATTCCCGAGAATGGTTCTGCGAAGTTGAAGGCAGTAGCAACTCTGACGGATACTACTCGTTTCGCTGCACATGTGCTTGAAAAAGTTAAGCTATATGGTGAACCTGCAACACGTTATAAAGTTCTCAAACACTAAAATAAAAATAAACATATGATGGAGTGAATATAATAAATGCGTAATAATAAACTTATTCAACTGGGCATCGACCTTTCTAAAGGTACAACCGGAAATTATTCAACAGAAGAAGCAAATGATAAGCTGCGAGAATCTTTGAATAAACTCATGGGTTCTGAGGATGGTAAATTTAATGCCAAAGCGTTTCGTAAGAATAAGATAGAAATTTTTGAAATTCTAGAGGAAGTGATTGATGCTAGAGTTGAAGAAGGACTAAAAGATCAGTTTGAACAATTTGTAGATTATCGTTCTGTGAAATTTGGTGATAAACTCTCTTTTCTACCTGAAACCGATGAGCTGTTTGAGGTCGCAGAAATTGCTGGAGGTACTAATAACCTCAATCGTCAACGCCTGACGTATGGTCGCCCATATCAAATTACAACTGGATGGGAAGGTGTTAAGATTTACGAAGAACTCGAACGTTTCCTAGCTGGTTATATTGATTGGGTAAAACTAGTCGATAAAGTGGAGCGTTCCTTTAAAAGAGAAATTACTGAAAAGATCTTCACTGCGATTAAAGCAGCGTATAACGCTCTATCTGCTCCATATAGATATGGTGGTGCGTGGGATATCGATCAGTTCGACACCCTTGTTTCACATGTTGAGTCGGTTAGTGGATTGAAGCCAATGGTAATTGGTACGCGAAAAGCCGTTCGCAAAGCGGTTCCTGAATTCATCTCAGATAAAATGAAGGATGAACGCAATCAAGATGGTTACTTTAAAACCATCGATGGAATCACATTTGGCATTATTCCTCAAGCTCATAAAATTGGTTCAACTGACTTCGCAATTGATGAGGATTTCTTGCTTGTCTTGCCAAATGGTGATGAAAAGATTGTGAAGTTTGTCATGGAGGGCGAAGCATTGATTGAAGACGGTGAAGGTAAAACTAATGCTGACGACACTAAAGAATACAGTGTTCGTAAGAAATTTGGTATTGGTGTTGAGAAAACAGCAAAATACGGTGTATATATTCTAGAATAATTTTAAGTAGTGAGGAAGGGGTTATCTTTCCTCACTACATCCAAATGAAAGGAATGATATTGAAATGGCGCCACGAACCAATAAGACCAAACTAGAAGAAAGCACTCTTGTTTATGTAGTAAGTAATTTTGATGGTGTGCTTACTTATAAATGCCCTCGTTCGGGCGAAACTTGGCTTTTTAAAAGTCATGGAGTTAGTGACACTATGACAATTGGGCAACTAAGAACTATGCTTTCTCAAAAACCCAAGTATATCGAAAAAGGTTGGATCAAGGTTGATAACGAAGAAGTAATTCAATTCTTAAATCTATCTAAATATGTAAAGAATACATTGACCAAAGACGATTTCGAGCGACTGTTTGAAGAAGATCCAGAAAAAATTGAAGAAGTCCTAACTGGATTAGATAGTGATTATTCAAAAATTTCTGCATTTGATTTGGCTAGAGACAAATATATCAATGGGAAACTTAGAGATCATTTTGTCATTAGAGCAATCGAGAAAAGTCTTGGTCAGAAATTAGACCCGAATTCGTAAGGAGGGTTTGTTTTGGCTACTAACTTTGAAGAGGTATATGATGTATTCTTGAGTCAAATTAATGATGCGAAATTCATCAATACTGATGCAGATAACTTGCTTAAGTATAGATATCTATTAAATAGTATTGCTCGATTTCCTAAATGCATGATTGATTTGAAAAAGCGTTCAGAGACAAGCTTCGTTGAAGAATTGACAGATCAAGATATTCTCATTCTTGGCAACTTGATGGTTGTTGAATACCTATCTCCTAAAATTATTTCACTCAAAAATCTTGAACAGACAATGAGTACAAAGGATTTTTCCATGACTTCTCAAGCTGCACATTTAAAGCAATTGTCTGACATTAAGAAAGACAAACAGAGCGAAATGAATAAGTTAATGATTGATTATACATATCTTAATAGTGATTTGAGAAAACTACGATGAGTTATTTAGATAAATATATTATATACAATAACGCACTTGGTAAAAGTGTTAAAGGTGAGAGAGAGAAGGACTTTAAGCAATTTGTCTCTTCTGCCTTCGGAGACTCTCCATCTTATTATGAGGTTCTTATCAATAATAATGATACTTTGGTTGAGTCTCAAGTAGTTGATGATAGTGACACCAAGGATCAAAAGATTATTGTAACGATTGATTATCAGATTAAGAATGGTGATGTAGTTGATTGGCAACAAGATAAGTGGATGAATATTCTCACTGATAATATGGCTAATACATATTATAGAGGTATTCTTCGCCTTTGTTGTGGTCAACTAAAATGGGTTGATGATGAAGGGGAAATAAATAAACGTTATTTCACTTTCAAGAGCGACCCAGCAACTAACTTCGGAATAGATAGCGGGAATATTATTTCTTTTGGTAGTGAAAGAAGAACGTTACTGGTTAGTTTTGATGAAGATACAACTAGTTTTAGAAAAGATGATCGCTTCATTTTTGATGCCAGAGCGTGGAAAATAACCGCACTTGATAATATCTCAATCAAAGGAATCTCTATTGTTACAGTACAAGAAGATTTGATAATTGCGGCTAAAGACAATCTAGAACTTGAAATTGCAGATTATTATGATCATATTGCAGATTATAAAATTAATATTACCAATGGTTCTTTCGCGACTATTAATAAAGAGCAGACGCTGCAACTAAATGTCAATGTAACGAACAGAAACATCCCCGTAACATCCCCCGTTATAGAATACACATTAAGTGATACAAATGTGGTAAGTATTGATTCTACTGGATTCCTAAAGCCCATTGCAACAGGGTCGGTATTTGTTACAGCCACATATAAAAATGTGTCTACACAAATTGAAATTAGTGTTACCGAGTCTACTGCATACTCTTATACCTGTGAAATCATTGGAGTAGACGACATTAAAAAAGGTAGAACGCAGACTTATACTGCTAAATTCTATCGCAATGGTGTCGAGTATCCAGATGAAAGTAAGTTTTCATTAACTGATGATGATGGAGTCTCTATTACAAATCTTGCAACCATTGGAGCACAAGACAGTGTGAATAATAGTTGCTCGGTTACGGTGGCTCAGACATTGGGATATGTTAGATTGCATCTATCTAATGCAAATGGATTAGCGACAACAAACAAAAGAATCAGAATTAAACCGCTGTATTAGTGGAGTTGATTAAATGACGTTTTTATCTGAAATTACTGATTATAAAAATACTATTATGAATAGGGTGTTAGAGGATCAGGAACTATGTAAGGCAATATTCTATACCGACCAAGGCTTTCTTGAGCAGGAGAATATCGAAGATACTTCTGATTTGATTCATAAAAATATATTCCCTCACAGGTTTATTCCTAACATTATTGAAGATGCAAAGACATACATAACTTTATCCATGACTAACTACAGGCTTGTTAATAGTAGCTATAAGAGTGGTTTGATAGCTATTTACATGTTTACTCATCGTGATTTGTTTAAGACAGATTATGGTTATTCTCGCATAGATTTTATTCTGACAAAGATTGAAGAGTTGATGAATAACAAGAGAGGTCTGGGAATTGGGAAATTAGAATTTGCTGGACTAAACGAATACGTTGTTAATGAGAAGTTTCAGGGATATGTGTTGTCTTATCAACCAGTGGATTTCAACTAATGACTCCAATAAGTAGACTTGATGCATTCTTGGGCAACTCTTGTGAGTGGAACAATATAGACTTTTGCTCTCCTACTATTAGAGAGATTTCAAGTATTGGTGAGAGTGTATATTACTCACATTTAATACTGGCCTCTTTCGATAAAGAAAGAATCTTACTGGATCTATTCAATTTTGATAAAGATAAATATGAAACCATGAAAAATGAAGATGATTTTGATGTCTTGGTGTCTCATCCAACCATAGTTCAATATATTTGTGATTCTCTATCATTTTTCATTAATAAGCCAGTTAATTTTGATACTCATACCTTCTGCTTTATTGTAGACAATCAACCTCTCTGCAATAAAGATAATCATATGGAGTTAAGCTCAGTTATTAAAATGTTGAATGGGTCAGATAGCGAGAAGAAAAAGGAAACGAAATTTTCAAGCTCAAAAGCAAAAGAATTACTTGAGAAAAGAAATGCAATGTTGAAAAAGATAAATAAAAATTCTGATGATAATTTAGATTTGAAGGATGTTTTATCTATCTTGTGCGTAGCTGAAGGTAACGGAATAAATGTTTTCAATGTCAAGGAATTGACGATTTATCAAGTCTATGAACACTTGGAACGAATGAGCCTTAAAGATAGTTTTAACAGGATTCTTCCTGTATGGGCTAATGGGCATCTTGGAGAAAAAGGCCAGATGCCTGAATGGATCAAGAAAACAAAATTATAAAATGGTTATACATAATAGGAGGAATTTATTAATGTTAGATTTGGGTCGTTATGGTTCACGAGAAATTATGAATTTGCAGGTACTTGATTATATTACTGCTACACCACTGATGTACTTTGATTATGCCAACACTGCGTCCGATGAATCGGCTGGTGATAGAACTTTTGCAACGGGAGGTTCCGGTGGTACACGGCGAATTAAGTTCGATGGAGCTAAGACTAGAGTATTGACTGTCGAAACTCAAATCTTTACACTCCAGCACTTGGCTATTCTTGCTGGTAATCCTATCACAAGCGGTGCTAAGAATATTTATAAAACGGAAGTCGTGAAGGTTTCCACAGGAAAAACAATTTCACTCAAACGAAAGCCACTAGGAGTTGCGTTTGTTTCGGTACTTCCATATAAAAATGGTATCGCTATTGGAAAACCACAAGAAGTACAGACTGTAACAGATAATCTTATTACACTTGCGGCCACATCAACTGTAGCTATCGGTGATGAAGTGGAAGTATATTATCAGTTTGAAGCAACAAGTGCACACACTGTTACATATACCACAAAGGGATTCCCTGGATATGTTACTTTGATTGGCGATACATTCTATGCCGATGAAGTTGGAAGTAATGGTGGTACTACAAATCTTGTTGCTGTTCAAAAGAAGTACTTTAAAGCAAGCATGCAACCTAACTACACTGTTACACACAATGCCACAGGAGACGCGGCAACACTCACAATGGTATTCGATATTTTTGGTGTGAAAGTTGATGGTGAAGAAGTAATGGTTGAAGAAACCATTTATGAAGACGAATTGGTTTAATACATAAAAATATATACATTTATATATCGGAAGTTTTTTATTGATAGTCCGATATATAAATGTATCAAGTGAGGGTAATGTTTGGTGGAGTTTAAAAGCCTAAAGGATTTGGAAAAACATCTAAACAAACAGATTGCGCAATCACTCAAAAATGATGTGGGCAATGGTGTTGCTAGAAAAAAACTTAAAGAGAACATCCAGACAGAAGTTTACGATAAATACGATCCAGTTATGTATGAACGTCAACGCGAAAAAGGTGGTTTAATTGATGACGCCAATATCAAAGTTGAGATGATTGATGATAACACCGTTTCAATAGAAAGTCGTCGAATGGACGGTAACAAAAATGTCGGGGTCATTGTTGAAACTGGCGTTGGATACAATGAAGAATGGTCTTTTCCCTATACTCATAAAGGTAGACAGTTTACTGAAGTCACTAGGGATAAGCTGATGAATGACGGTAGTGTTGAACATGCTTTGATGAATGGATTGAAGAAGCAAGGATTAGATGTTCAAAAATAAACACAAAACATGCGTAGTTCAGCAAATATGGAATTTAAAAAATAGAAATGTGACTTAATGCAGTCGCAATTTGATTAGCCTTGAAGTTGCCATGAGATGGTGGCTTCTTTTTGATGGTCGGAAATTATCTGGTTTGTTAAGAAGCCTCGATTTGATGAATAAAAAATAATGAATTAAAGGGAGATTATAAAAAATGAGCAAAACACTAACACTTGGAGCAATTAAAAAGGAAAATGCTAAATACCGTGAAACAAAGCGTATCCAACTAGACAGTAAGAATCACTTGGATGTGAATACAAAGTTTGATCCAGATACAAAAGAATTGGCTAAAGCGGAGTTCATTAAGGTGATTTTTGATAAATTGCTTGAAATTACGAATAATTCTAATGTGGATGGAGAATTTGACAACAGTCTGTACGAACAAGCATCGGATGAATATCTGTCAGCAATCAATCTAATTGGAATCCAAATTGCTTTGATTATTAAACATTTTACCAGTCTTGAAATAGATGCAACAACTTATGAAGATTATGTAAAAGTCATGAGCGAATTGGGAAAATATGATTATACAGAAGCTATCATTGAAGCTCTTGGTAAGGAAGAAAGAGATAAATTGTTTGCTGAATTCACAACAGAACTTGATAAGGCTAATAACAAGATTATTGAAGAAGTTGAAAAGCTGAAAGCACAGAACCAGAATCAAGCCACAGAATAATACATAGAGGTGGATCAATGAATATTTTTGAAAATGAAAGATGTCTCTTTGAAGAGGGACAGTTTCTGGGATTCGTTCGTTCGCATCTAGGTGTGAGTGTCGATGATTTATCTGCTGAAATGAACATAGATAAAAATATTATTGATTGCTTTGAAGACGGAGACATGTATTATCTAGAAGATTTTAATACCTTACATAGCAAATACATAAATACACTGGACAAAATAACATCAAGCAAAGGTAAGTCATTAAAAAATGAACTTTCTAACTTTGTTGATTTTGAATCTTATTCGATTTTTCTATAAGTCCAAAATTTAATAATACCCACTATAGCGGACTCTTGCAGTCTGCTATTTTTTTTACAAAACAAGAAAGCGGTGAATATATTTGTCACAAAATTTAAAAATATTGATTAGTGCTTCCTTGGATACTAAGAAAAGTATTCGTGAGGTTAATAGTCAGATTTCAAAGATTCTACAACCTCAAATTAAAGATATTAAAGCAAACGTTAAAGTAAACATAGATAGTAAAGTGCTAAATGGATTGAAGTCTGTAGTGAATGGGTTTGGGAAAGTAAAGGAAGCACTTAAAGAAAATAATAGAGTAATCTCACAGCATGAAAAGATTGTTACAAATGAAACTGGAGTAATTAACAAGTGGACTCAGCAACAACTAAAGAGTGGCGAAGTAATTACCAAGACCCAAGAGATTATTAATAAAAAAACTCAGGGGATTAAAAATCATACTGCCGCTATTAGAATTGACCAGTCTGTTCTTGATGGCTATGGAAAAAAATTAAAGGCAACTATACAGCTCAACTCAGAATTAAGAAGAGTTGCTTCTTCTGAAGTTTATGGTACGAAAAACTTTAACACAACTGTAAATAAAAATAGTGATGGGAATGTCACTGGTGGTAAGAGAACCGAAAACTATGATCGAGAAGCAAAGGATTTGGCTCTACAGAATAAGAAAAAAGAAGCATTAGCTCATCAACTTAAACTATACCAACAAGTAGCACAGATAAAGTTTGATAATCTCAAAAATATGTCTATGCCAACAACGAGTAGGACGGCGTTAGAGAAATGGTTGTCTGATGTTAAGGCATTAACCACTGCAACTCCTAAGTTGAGTCAAGAATTAAAACAGATGGATGTAAATTTAAGAAGAATTTCTTCTGAAGCAAAAAATAGCTCATCTGGCTTAAATGCATTCGGGAATACAATATCCAAAACACTCGGCAAGATTACAATGTGGGTTGGCGGTATGTCCTTGTTCTATGCTCCATTTAGAGGGTTAAAGGAAGCAGTATCGCTAATCTACAAAGTTGATGAACAAATGACGCAATTGAAGCGTGTAATGGATAGCTTTACAGACTTTGAAGGAATGCTTGCTAGGCAATCGGATTTAGCAAAAAAACTTGGTCGTTCAATGACTGATGTTGGAGAGTCAATGATTGAGTTTGCTAGAATGGGCAACAATGAAAGTCAAACTATGGATTTGACCAAGGTTGCCGTATTAGCTCAGAACATTTCTGAATTAACACCAACTGAAGCAGTTAATGCCATAACCAGTGCAATGATCAGTTTCAATATTGAGGCAGATAGAAGTATAACAATCGTCGATAAATTAAATCAGATTGACAACAATTATAGTGTTACAACTCAACAATTGGCAATTGGCATGCAAAAGGCTGGAGCTACAGCTAAACAATTCGGTGTTGAAATGGATACATTGCTTGGTTACGAAACAGCAATTATGAGCGCCACAAGAGAATCGGGTTCAGTTGTGGGAAATTCTCTCCGCACCATTTTCAGCAGAATTACAACAATGAGCGAAGCTGAAGGAGTTCTAAAAAGTGTAGGCGTATCTATTCGTGGATTGTCTGGTGATGTTAAACCAGTACAAGATATTTTGACAGATTTACAATCTAAATGGTCATCCTTAAGCAATGAACAGCAGCAAAATATTGGTGTGACTGTTGCGGGCCGTTACCAGTTAAATCGGTTCCTAAGTTTAATGGGCAACTGGAACACAGGACTTGAAGCAACAGAAGAGGCATTACATAGTCAAGGATCTGCCGTAAGTGAAAATTCTAAATATATGCAATCTCTTGAAGCTAGAACCAATATTATGAAAGCATCTTGGCAAGAACTGGCTTTAACAATGGGCAAAGCTGTGATTACAGATTCACTTGTAGGATTAATTAAAGTTGGTACAGGATTGGCTAATGCGTTTACTTGGATTGTTGATAAAGTTGGATTATTACCTGTTGTACTAGGTAGCGTTGGGTTCGCAGCGTATGGTATGAGTGCAGCATTTAAAGCAGCGTCTACAAGTATAGTTATCAGTGTTATCAATGCTAGTCGCGCTATCGCTGGTCTTCCTGCAATTACTTCACTTGCTAGCGCTGGTATTAAAGGACTCACAATATCCGTTGCTGGACTTAAGGCAGGATTAAGAGGGCTTCTTGCAGCAACTGGTGTAGGACTTGTATTGACTGCTATTGGTTTTGCTGCTGAATGGGCAATTAATAAATTCAGTGGAGCCAAAGAGGAAATTCAGGACACCACAGAAGCATTGACCACACTCAGTGACCAGATTGCTGTTGCCGATAGACTGAAGGAATTGTCAACTGAATATGAGGCGTTGGCAAAAAAAGTAACATTAACGGCAGAAGAAAAGATCAAACTTTCCAGAATTGAAAGCGAATTGCAAAGCAAGTACGAACTATCCCTAAACTCTCTTGGTGCAGAAGGAGAAGGTTATAAAGAGAATCAGGGTTTAATTGAGACTAAAATTAATCTATTAGAAGAGGAAATTAGACTCAAGAGAGAAAGTGCATCTCTAGAATTTAGAAGTGAAGAGACTTCTGTTCGTTCTGATATTGAGAAACAGAAGAAAGATATGGATGCAGCGGTAAAAGCTTCGCAAGATGCTCAGGAAAAGTATGATGAGTTTATAAAAAGCAGAGATAATAAAAAAGTTATAACGAATAAGGACGGTTATTGGGGCGAGGATCTTCCTTGGCAGTTAAATCTTGATCCAAGTAAATCAACAGATGTTAAGGCAATCAATTCGCTTGGTGAACTTTTGGCAGATGCAGTCAATGAAGCAAATAAGAAAATGTCTTCTTCTACAGACGATTATAAGAAAAACGTTAACAAAGCATCTGAGGGTATTAAGGGTGAATTTAGAAACTTCGTTGATGATATGGAGAAGTCTGGTGAAGAGATTGAACCAACGACAAGAGCAATATTTGATGCACTAGCTCAGTTAGATGCGGAGAATGGGCTTAAGCTTGATACAAAACAACTTCAAGAATTTTTTACTTTACTAAACACTTCCAATGTTAAAAGTATTGATGATGTAAATAAGGTATTTGAAAAGAAACTACCAAAGAGTATCAGTGGTGTTGGGGAACAACTTAAAACACTTCGTGATGTTTTCATGAAATTACAATTTGGTACTGCCGGAGACGAAATGTCAGACGGTTTGGGCAACATGGGAGACGAATCAGAAGACACAGAAAAGAAGGTATTGTCTTTATCTGAAGCTTTAACAAATCTCAACAATGAATTCAATGCTCAAAATGTCGAAGAATTTGCCAAATCAATTGAAGCTACGAAAGATGAAATCAAAACATTAAATACTGCTCAAAGCGAAATGCAAGAAAATGGACGTTTGTCTATTGACACAATTAGTAAAATGAATTCACGTTATGATGACTTTAAAGGGTATGTTAATAGCAGTAAGGAATCTCTTCTTGATTTTATTGCAGCAAAAAAAGAAGAAGCAAAAGCGATTCCAAAGGCTGAGAATGAAATTACTCAAGACCTGCTGACTAATACAGGATTAAGACTAGAAGCTATGAAAGACCAGTATCGGGCAAATCTCAAGTTGCTTGAGTTGAAGGTCTCCAATGGCGATCTTGAAGCTGAAAAAATTCTTATAAGAGAATTTCAAGCTATCCAAAAAGTTACAAAATGGCTTGAAGAAGCTTCTGCAAAGTACGGAATTACAAAGGCTGCTGCCGAGGATTTAAATGAAGTTGCTAATGAATCTAAAAAAGATAACGATAAGCTTTCAGATTCTTATTCTGATTCTGTTGAAATTCTTACAGAGCTTCAGAAAAAGCTTGAAGCTGTTAAGAAAGCACAAGAAGATTTAATCAGTAGTCGTTCTAGAATGAGTGAGGGAGAACAGAAGTACCGTGATTCCCTTAAAGAAGAGAATCGTTTGCTTCAGGAACAGATTAATCTGAATAAAGAAGGCATTGAGCATCCTGAGAGATTGGTTTCAACTAAAGTTACAACCACAGTTAAAACAACTAATGGTGATGAATCCACTTCCACTCCATCTTCTAGTTCAGGAACAGGGACTACTTCAACAAATACGCAATACTCTGAATTAATCAATAAATATGCTGGTATTCACAATCTTGACCCCAACCTTATAGCTGCCATTATCAAAACAGAAAGTAGTTTTAACACCGATTCTACTTCTAGTGCTGGCGCGGCAGGATTAATGCAATTGATGCCGGGAACAGCAAAGGGTTTAGGTGTTAAAAATAGTTATGATCCTGAACAAAATATTGCTGGGGGAACCAAACATTTTGCTCGACTTGTTAAGAAATACAATGGCGATATTGAACTTGCGTTGTATGCTTATAACGCTGGGGAAGGAAATGTAGACAAGTGGATTAAAAATGGAAAGATCAACAATATTCCCTTTAAGGAAACAAAAGCTTATGCTCCTAAAGTATTAAAGGCATATGGTAGTTTTTCCGGTAAATCAATTGAAAGCAATATTCCTAAATTATCAACTACACCGTCAACAACTGGTGGTGTGTCAACATCTAAGGTTGGTGGAACAACCACTAAGACGGACGCTCCAACTGACAAAGATATGGCTGATGCAGTAGAAGAAAAGGTTGCAGAAAACAAAGCACTACTAGATAAAAAATATGAGAATGATCTTAAAATTCTTGCATCTATTAAATATAAATACGAACGCTTAGTTGCGGCAGCTCAATTACAAATTGAAGCATCCAAAAAGGTTCAGGAAACGCTTGATCCCGATTCTTTAGAGTGGCGACAAGAAAATGTCAAGCAAGTTAACATCGACACTCAAATTCAAACATTGAAGAAACAAGAACGCTCGAATCTACAGTCAACAATGAAGGAATTGAAAGTTAATTCGGATGAATATAATGATATTCGCAGACAACTGGAGACGGATGTTTCAGATATCCAAACAGAGAAGAATCAGAAATTCATCGAGAACTTTGACAGTGAAATCAATGCATCGAAACAGCGTATTTCTGATTTAGGTAATTTCATTGAGCAATCGAAGAACAGAATGTCTAATTCTGTTGAGGGTTCTCCTGAATACAATAAAGAACTTAATACTCAGATTGAATTGACAAAGAAACAACAGACTGAAAACGAGTCCTTGAAAAAGACCCTTGACAGATTAATCAACAGTCAGAATATTGATGCTGTCAGTAAAAAGAATTTCAAGACTATCTTAGATGAGTTGAATCTAACCGATTATACGTCTGATATCAAAGGCTTAAATAAGGCATTAATTGAATCTAAGGCAACACCTCTTAAAGATGTGTTAGAAGATCTGAATTATCAGTATGATTTGTCAGAAGCTAAGATTAAAGGATTAAAAGAGGGAACAAAAGAGTACAACGAAGAGACGAAAAATCAGATTCGAATTATTAATGATCAAGTTAAGGCAACAAAAAATCTGATTGCATACTATGATAAGCAATCCCAAAATCAAGAGCTTTCTGCTACGGACAGAGAGGGATATAGCAAGCAAGTCAAGGAATTAACTCTTAGCATGAATAAGTATTCCGATTCTCTTAAATCCTTGAAAGAAGATTATGCTGATAAGATTATTGAAAAATATAAAAAGATGTTGCAAGAGCAACAGAAACTTCAGAATGCAGCATATGACAAAGAAAAAGAAGCCGAAGACGTTAGACACGAAGCAAGAATGGAAAACCTTGATGAAGAAATGTCTGCTTTTGAAGCTGTAATTAATGCTCAATCTAAAAGTTTAGATCGAGAAGTTTCTGAAGATGATTATAAGAAACAATTAGCTACACTACAAAAAGAAAAGGCAGAACTTGATGCTAAGTTTAGTAGTAAGCTATTAGATGATTCTCTTGAGGCAAAATCGCAACGTGCTGATTTACAAAAAGAGATTGATTCCAAAGCAGAAGAAATCACAAAACTGCAACGTGACAGAGAAATTACTATTCGTAAGGATGGCCTATCTGATCAGTTAGAGGATCGCAAGAATGCTGTTGATAAAGAGAAGAAGCTTGAAGATGATAAAAATAAACTGGTTCTCAAAGGTATCGAAGAAGCAAAGAAAAAGAATGATGAATACTACGAAGGTATTTTGAATGACGAACAGTATTTCTACAATATGAAGCAAAATCTCATGAGTGGAGATACAGTAAAAATTCAGAATGAATTAAATATCGTTCAGGCTGCTTATGATGCATTCTTTAAAGAGTTAGAATCGAAATCGGGTACTTATGGAGCCAAGATTGCAGAGAACTTAAAGTATTCTATTAAACTTGATAAGGATTATGCGAACAACTTTCCAATTTCTGATGGTTCAGGAAATTCTTCTGGCGCTCCTGATGTTGAAGAACCTAAAAATACAACACCCGTAGAATCAAAGAACAATCGGAATGCTGCTTGGGATGAATACCTCTCCAATAAGCAAAAGGCAGAACAGTTGCTTATTGATATGAAGACGCTCGTGAAGGATTCGTCTGATTATAAAAACAAACAGTCTCAGTTTAAGACCCTGAACGCCACAAATGAAGCCTATCGTAAGCAATATGGTTTTGAAGATGGTTCGTATGAACATCTAAAGAAACTCACTAAGTATCATACTGGTGGAGAGGTTGGAGTTGAGGGAACTAGTACAAAGGGGTGGTGGAATAGTCTTAAAGATTTTGAAGTTCCAGCAATCTTGAAGAAAGGTGAAGTTGTTATTGATAGGCCACAAGACTTCTTCAGAAATATTGCTGACAATGTGATGAGTAATTTAAAGAATAATCTATTACAGGTTTCTTCTGTAATGTCGAATAATAAGACTCAAACGGCTCCACAATCTGCACCTATTTATAACAATATCCGCATAGACAAGGTGAATGGAACTGAACAGGAAGCTAAATTACTAGCTAATGATATCTTATCAGTATTGAAGAAAACAGATAAAACCGGATACTAAAATAAAAAAACAATTGGACGGCTTAGTTTTAGCTGTCCTTTTTGTTATGGAGGAAATGAATGTTAGGAAATATTGATTATTATAAGAAGCCATACAAACCGAGTTACTTTTTAGCTAGACCCAATAAAGAAATAATTTCAAAGCTAAGTGA